TGGCTTAGGGTCAGGTGATGACAAGTTTCTAAATTTTGGTAGTATGTGTTCATCCAAAATAGGAGTTGTTCCTTGTTTACGGATTTCACACTTTATCATGTAATCAGCTTTAAAAGTGTATTTATGATGATAAACTTTATTTGTACTCCAATCTTGCCATACTGTGTACTTTGCTTCGGTTGTTAGTTTACTAGACCAGCGATACTCTAATGTATCCGTTGAAATTTTTTCTACGTATGCTGTAATATCTGTATACGTGTTTACCAAACCATAACGACTAGCACATTTTAATCCTAGTATTATGTTAGCCGCACCAGCAGTATTATCTTGAATGTAACTTTCTGGGTCTACTGCCAATGAATTTAAACCTACATACAATGCTTCAAGTCCAGTAGGTGTATAAGCTGGAACTAAGGTAGCTGTAGTACCATCATACTTTACTAATCCACTACCAGTTGCAAAGTACATGATACTACGTACTTGCACAGCTTCAATTTGTCTGGTTGTTTGGAATCCACCAGCCAAATTAGTAATGACTAGATTGGTATAAACATTACCTACTACTTTGTATAATTTTCCGTTGATGGCTATAATCGTTTGACCAGAAGCATTGTCATCATATCGGAACACACCTTGTGTAGTTCCAGAAATAGCACTGGATGGGTCATTTGTTTTCTTGTAGCCAGAACGATTAGTAATAACTCCACCAGCGATAATCTCACCATTTTCAATAAGACTTAATTGGTCATCCCTCATTTTCGATTGATGCAATTGAGTAACCATCCCACCGCCTAATGAATTGAAAACCTCCATTTGTTTTTCAGTGGTATTTACAAAATAAGGTTGTCTAGCCATTTAATATACCTCCTACCATGTCCAATTTCCGTAAGGTGGATTTTCAAAAGCGGCATTTGCTTCATAACTAATACTAATTATATCATCTATCTGTAGGTTTACTGTAGGTTTAAATGTAATTGTTTTTTTCGTTTGGTTAATGGTGTAATCTGTAGGTTTTAGTAATTTCTCATAAATCCAAAATCCATTAGATGCAAGATACACATCAATTACACCGTAGTATGCACTATCCGCTATGGTCAAATCATAGGTTACTGCACCTTCGTCATTGACTATGGTTTGAACGTTGTAGTCTTTTCTAAAACAATACGGTATATACATATCTCTCTGCATTTCTCGTAACATATCCTCAAATTGATTCATGAAATAACTAGCACCAGAGTAGTCGGAATCAGATTCACGATACCTACCTACAGAGAATAGAACTAGAGACTCATGATATCTTATATCAAACTCAGGAGTGTACGTCATAAGATTAGCACCGACTAGTGGAATATTTGCCTGACATTTTTGATTGATTTTTTGAATAGCGGCATCAATCCATCGGTTGATATCTGCTTGAGCAATGCTCTGGTCATTTTCCGCTAGTGATTTAACAGATGCATGAATTTCAGTTAAGTTCATTAGTAATTCCTCCTTTTAAAAAAAGCTACCTAAAACTAGGTAGCTATTAATATAATGCTACGATATTTGTAGCTGTAGTAGCAGTGGCATTTATTTGTTTGACTGAGAAGTAATATACTACACCTACAACTAGACCAGTAAATACAACTGTACTTCCGTCATTCATTATAGCTGATACGTTTCCAGCACCACCAATAAAGATACCTTTTGTGTATCCGTTTGGTAATTCAGCACCATCATTCGGTACAACTGCCTGAGCACCTATGAAGCTATTACCTAGTGACGGTTTGCCATATTCATCGTACTCTGAATTGATAATTCGTTGTGCCATTTTAGTTTCCTCCTATTCTAATAAAAAGGGGTGGAGCGATTGCTCCACCCCTTTTGAGTGTTATTATTAAGCCGCACCAGAACCGTCAGAACCGAATACTCCACGATAATCAGAGTAACCAGCAGAGAAACGCATGTAACCACGATACTTAGCTTGCATAGTGTCAAAATCGTCAGTGTTCTTGAACTCTAAACGTTTTCTCCAGAAGAAGTTAAGTTCAGCTACAGTTGGGTCAATTAGCAACCATGGATATTTACCAGCCGCTTGTGTGTAAGTGAAGTAATCCATAACAACAACTTCCAAACGACCTTGAATTACGTTCTTATCATTGGTTACTGGAGAACCAGAACCGTTAGTTGATAGGTTAGCAGACTGTAAGATAGTCTTTGCTGTGTATTCAAGGGATGGTGGAACTACTAATAGTCTAGGACTAGTCTGGATAAGGATATTCTTGTCATCCACTTGTCTACGCATCTGGATAAGAGCCGCTTTTAAGTTACGGTCAGATAATGCACCGTTAGCCGCACCAGCCCCATCACCAGTTCCTAGAATATTAGACATTGTACCGCCATCAAGACGTTTGTGAGTAGCAGAAATTAATGGTACACCATCGAAGCCGTTGACAGTGAATGCGTTATTCAGTACATCAGCCGCCCTAGTTTCGATAGTAGCACGTGCCGCACGACCTAAAGCCTTAGACATTTTAGTGATTTGGTTGTATTGTTCATCATCAACTAGCTTACGTTCTACAGTAAAGCCAGAAGAGAATTCCTCATGAATGTATTGTAAAGATACAGTGTCAGTAGGGTCTTGATACTGAACAGAGCCAGCGGAATCTTTCTTATCCCAAAGACCGAAACCACCCATCCGTAAATCAGTTTCGATTGCTTTTGATGAATTTTGTACATTAAATACTTTAGAATACTGTTCTGGGATTTCATTGTATGTTTCCATGAAGATTTTACGTAATCCCGGCTCCAGTAAGCGACCAAACGCTTGTGATTGCAACATTGTATGTTCCCTCCTCGGTTAATTGTAATTTATTAAACTAGTGTAACGAATACGAATTTTCCGTCTGGTGTGTAATCCATTACTTTAACTACTGGAATAGTTGTTACTGTTAAGTCAGCTTTTTGGTCACCAGCCGCATCCAATATGATTTGGTAAGACAAACCGATATTTGCGTTTGTGGCTACACCTGAGTTTACTGGAATCTTGTAAACACTGGCAGTTTTATCACTGCGAACTTTACCTACACCATTTGGGTTTTTAGAAGTGTTGATAACTTGTGCCGTTTGTGAAGCATTGACAGCAGTGTAAGGAGCACCAGCAAGACCAGTGAATTCTCCACCTTCAATTACTCCGATTCCTAATCCAGTTGCAGTAGCGGCAGTTGCCCTACGAAGTAAACCAGCAGATAAGAATACAAGGTCACCTTTTTTCAAGTCGTTTGTACCAGCACCAGTCTTGTAGTTGGCTGTAGTATCTAGTGGGTAATCTTTGAGTACACCAGCACCATCACCATTCAAAGTATAAGCAAACATAAATGCCATGATTATTTCCCTCCTAAAATATGAATTTATTAACTTTTAAATTTATTATATTCTTCATCAGTCATACCAAACTGTTTCGCCATGTATGCTTCATCAGCAGATAGTTGTTTAGTAGATTTTTGTTTACCATTACCTACAGGTAATGCTGTCTTTTTCTTACGACCACTTTCATTAGCCAGCTTGTTTTGTACTTTCGCATTAGCAAGACCGTCAATGATTTTCTTACCATGAACAGCGAATACCGCCTGTTCCAATGGAAGGTCAACATTTTTAACAGTATTAAGGATATAATCCACTGCCAAATCCATGTCATCTGAGTCAAGGACTGGGTACTGTTTTTCGAGTTTCGCTCTGTCTGTATTAATTTGAGATTGCCAACTTTGAAATTTTAAATCGTTGAGTTGTTGCTCTAATTGGTCTGCTCTGTCATTTGCCGCTTTTTGATTACGTAGAATTTCGAGTGGGATTTTGGTATTTTTGGATTCTTCTACAAGAGCCGCTTCTTCCATTTCAGCCATGATTTGTTCTACAGGTTTACCGAATCGGTCAGATAAACTCTTAGCAAGTTTGAACTCTGGTGACTCCACTTTCAAGCGGTCTAATTCCGCTTGTACTCGCTTTTGAACTTCTGACTGTCTACGTTTTTCTGCAAACTTAGCATTGTCTTCTTTGGATTGTTTTTTCTTTGTAGTAGGTTCCTCTTCTTCCTCGTCCTCGTCTTCTTCGTCCTCGTCTTCTTCGTATTCTTCGTCATCGTCCTCTTCTTCATCTTCGTCTTCCTCAGAATCGTCATCATCGTCCTCTTCGTCCGATTCATCCTCTTCTTCGTCTTCCTCAGATTCTTGTAGATTCTTGATGGCGGCAAACAAGTCTTCTTCACCACTTAGGTCATCATCTTCAACTTCATCATCAACTTCATCTTCACCGTCAGCGAATTTTTGTAAATCCATTTTTAATAAAAATTCATTCTCAAATAACATGTCGGTTACTCCTCTCCCCTTTTTACGCATGGGTTGTGCGAAATTGTATATGTTCTGGCTTACGCTCCAGATAGCGAATGTTCTCTATATTTAATATAACTAATGTTCGTCCAAATGTAAACAATTATATTCCAAATATGTAGATTTTTTTACGTATTAATTGTAGTGGAACTAGGGCATACTGGAACTAAGGCAAATATAGAAGGTGGGTGTGTGTCTTCTCAGGAAAAATACACTTTCAATTCGCATTGATTATATGGCTTTTAATCCAATTTATAGGGGTGCAAGATGTCTTTCTTAATCCCATTCCTTTCCTTATTGGTTCTGTATTTCCTGATTGTGACCACAGGAATGCTCCGATGGGTAGATTACTTCCCCTTTGGATTTTTTTTAATCATAGGGGTTTTACTCATACTCTTCCTGCACTGGTACTATTTTCATTACCAATAGGTATTTTCTATAGTTGGAAATGGTGTATGTTATTTGCATGTGGTTACCTACTACACCTTATGATGGATGATGGAACACCTATGAGAGTAAAATGGATACGTGGACATAAACGCAAAAAGAAAAGAGCCTACGTATGATGTAGGCTCTCTTTTTAGGTTATATACCTAAGCCACTCTTTGTATAGCGATAGGACTACTCCGCTCCAATACTTTACCCTTTATTGGTATTTTTATTTTAACATGGGAACTAAGGAAAGTCTATCCTTGAGTCATGTTGCCCATTGCGGTAGGTGATGTAGTTCCTTTTGGAGCCATGGAACCCATTTCACCAGCCGTACCTTGCTTTGTTCCAGAAGTGAATGTTTTCTGTACCATTTCCTGTACTGGTTGAGCCATTTGTTGAGTAACCTCTTCGTCAGTAGCACCTTGACCTTTAAGATGTTGTGCGTTCTGGATTAACTGTAGTATCTGGTCACTCAAACCTTGAATGTCCTGATTACGTTTGTTCTCTCTGTCAGCTTGCATACGTAGTAAAATGTCTTCCTTATCAGGAAAGTCCTTCATGTTAATCCACTCTTCTGGTGTAATGATTGGTGGGTCATGTTGAAATTGACCTTGTTGTTGCATTAGTGAATCAGCTTGCTGTGATTTACTAGCCGCTGTGATTGGAGCATGTGCATACACATCAGAGCGAATTCTCCACTGCATGTTGTTGTAATCCAATTCACTAACAGGTGTCCATGTCATGTAGTCAGCTTGACCATTCTTTCTGCGAGTCATAATTGGACGTTCTTCTTGCCAATACACTAAGATAAAGTTGGCAACCAATTCTGATATGTCTTCTACAAAGTTGTCAATCTGAATGGCTTTGTCTTTATCTCGTATGGTTGAACGGTCAATTAGAGAATCTACACCAGTAGAAGTTGTCAAACTACCAACTGATTCACCTGTGTATGCTTCTGTAATACCAGCCATGTCTTTAATGTCAGCTTTCATTCTGTCTTCGATATCAAACAATCCTTTAGGGATGTCTGGTGGTTGAATTGTTTCTACTGCGTTCGGAACATTCGATGTCCATACTTTTCCAGCAAGCGTACCTGTCCTTGACATTTCAGCCGCATTAATACCAGACTCACGTAGTACGACCTTTTGGGGATTCTGGTGTAAAGTTCCAATAATCGAAGCGGCTTGTGCAGTTTTATTAATGATTTTCTGATTCTCAAGCATATCCATAGCTGTAGAAGTTCCCCAAAATGAGGTTTCTTCTTCCTCGTCATAGTAAACAGCAAATGGTAACACCGATGGTTTAAAGTCCTCAATACGATATAGTAAGAAGTCAGTATTCCATAAGAAATAGGAAACGTCAACTTGCCAAGCACCTTCTTCATTTCTGTATCTCTCCCAATGAGCATGTAATGTACACATTTGGTCATCGGTATCTGCATCATTACTAGCATCTGATTTTGTTGTTGGTCTGTCAAAAATATCACCGTTTGCATTTGAGTCTCTTTGTAGGTCAGCAAATTTTAAACTCTTTAATTTTTTTCCAGCAAACTCCCTAAAGATAGGATGGTTCTTTACATCTGAGAATGCAATTGGTTCTGTCACTGTAGCAAACTTCGCTTCTTTAATTTTATAAGCTGTAGGGTCAATGTAGAAGTTAGCGTTATTTAATTTCTTTAATTTAACATCGTAACGATAAAGCTGATTGTTTTTGTGATAATCACCGTAGTATTTACCACGTATATTATCCTCAGCGAACACATACACTATTGATGTACCATGAAGTAACGCTCTGTCTACGGCTGTACGTACAGTTAGCGGTACTTTCTGTTCATCCCAAACGTGCTCATAGGCTTTTTGAATCTTGTACACTAACTCTTCATCATCTGGAGTAAGTGGAGTGAAGTTAGCTTGCGGCACGTTTTGGGCAAGGTTAGCACGTTTAGTAGTACGTACATAACGGATTAAGTTTGTAATAGGTTTCGGTATCCATACAGGAATCTGTACGTTATCCCATTGCTTACCTCTGTCAAATTTGTCAATGATGTTCCATTCTTTATGATACACATCCATACCAGCAGAAGCACGATTGTATCTACGCATGGCTTTTTGAATTAATGCCCGTTCCTCTTCTTCTGATAAACTGTCATCTGGTGTATTAACCTCTTGACCTTCTGGATTAGGATTCTCTTGAGGAACCATGTCTTGTGTAGCTGTACCAGCGGTCATGGCTTGTAACTTTGCTAACTCTTCTGGATTCATTTAGATTTCCTCCCTACTTCAATCCCTTGTATTTTTAGCCATTCAGCCGTTTCTCTGTCTACAAATCCCCATTCATCGTCCAGTTCATTTTCACCTTCTGGTATTTCTGGTTCGACTACTGGTGGAATAAATACAATGGCTCTTATGTGAACTAGGGAAAATATTCCGTCATTTAGAATAGATACTTTATCCTCATTTTCCATGTCTCTGCCCACTTGTTTAAATTCTTCTTTTGTCCAATCCACCATACGATAGGTGTTGTCCGTATATTGAATCTGATACATATTTTTCTCCATTAATTCACCAACTCCCAATCAGTACGAAACATAAACTGAATTGTGTAGTCTACATCTTTCGTTTCACGTATGTCTAAAACTTTACCACCACGTGTGTAAATCATAATGGTGTCGTTTTCCCACCGCCAAAATCCACCCCACTCAGGTAGTTTAATATTATGTCCTCTTTTTAAGTATGCGTATGCCGCTTGAAAGTGCATTACAATTCCTCCTCTTAATAGTAAGCTAGAAAGTCATCGTACTTTTCTGGGTTGTCATCGTCATAATCAATAGTGTCATAGTTTGTATATTCGCTGTAACTTTTTGGTGGTTCATAAGAAGTACCTTTTAATAATTCAAAGTCATCTGGTAACTTAGCAATCATGTATCGCATAGCATCACATAGATGGTCATTTTTCTTTTCTGGTTTTTCATCGAGATTTTCTTCTGCGTTGTCAATGTCTGTTTCTGGATAAGTATATTGTAACAGTTCCTTGATGCCATTAACACAAGTTTTGTATATTTTTAACTTCTTAGCTTCAATATAACTGTTTACTTTAGCTAATCCGTATTCGATGTTGTTATTACCTAATGACCAATACAATCCGTACTCCATAAAGTGTGATTGAATATTCTTACCGTTGATTACATCATTCATACGATTCTTAATGGCTGGGTCAGCGACCATGAACCGTAGTAGACCTGATGGGATTGGACGTATTTTAGTTTTTAGTTCCCTAGCATGGTGAGGTAAAGTTTTTTCTGGTACATAGTATTCGTCATAAATGACAATTTCACCTTCTTTTGGATTGATTGCTCCAAAATAAACGGCTGTAGGGTTACGCAATCCGTAGTCCATTCCTATAATGCGTTCCCATTCTTTAGGAATGCCATACTGGTCTGTCTTTTCTGGAACTACAGGATATGGGTCAATGAATGTAGTTGCAATTTCTGGATACACCATACCAGAATTGTATTCAAAACTACCTTCAAAGTACTTTTTCTTGTACCACTCTGGCTTACCGATAGTGTTCATTTCAATGTAGTTCTCAGGTAGGTACACATTCAACTTAGTTTCCCATACAAAAGTACGCATAAACCGATTATATTGACTATGTTGTGGATGATTTGGGTCTTTTCGCTTCTCATTGTCCACGAACACATCCTTTATCCATGTATTAGCTGGGTTGGATGCTACGATGATGGCTTTGTTACGTGTAAATGGGTCACGCATACGTGATTGAACCTGAGTGTAGATGGATTTCTTAATACCAGAGATTTCCTCTATGTGTGCTAGACCAATGTTTAATGACCTTATTTTTTGTTCTTCGTCTGTAGCAACCACAAAGATAGTGAATCCATTTTCGAGTATGATAATTCCGTCAGTTTTATTATAGGAACGAACAAGAGGAGGAGGACAAACCTCTTCGAACCAAGTTTTAAGTGTAGTCTTTTTAAGTTGTCCCAATGTTTGTGCCGCAAATAATCCACTTCCTCTCGGATTTTCCAATGCTCTCATTAAAAATTCTTGCAGTGTACTACGTGATTTACCAGAACCGTATCCACCAAATACAGCAACGATGTCAGTGTCATTGTCTCCACCAGTTTTCACCATGTGCATACTTTCCTGATATTCCATGGGTACATATGTCAACTGAATCGCCATACAAGAACTACACTGAATATATGACGGATGTTGGTCTGGTGGAGGGTACATGGTTCCAACTTTACAGTTTTGACATGTTTCCATTACATTACCCCCAAATACATAACCATACGATAAATTCAACTACAATTTCACCGATACGGTATAGTTTGTCTTTCATCATTTTTTACCCTTGTCGCTAACAGGTTTTTGACTCTGTTTTAACTTAGCGGCTTGTTTGTCTTGCTCCATCTTGTTTTGATGCTGTTCTTTTGACTGGACTATAGTATGTTGATGGGTTTCTTGTGCTTGATGTAATTTTAATGCATTCTCTTGTTGACTATGTTGTAGTTTCAATTGCATTTCAGCCGACTTATGCTCCAGTTCCGCTTTCTTCATTTCCATATTCATCTGGTGTTCTTGTTGCTTCATTTCAAAGTCTTGTTGTTTTTGTTGCATGTTGTATTCCATTTCCATCTGCTTCATTTCCATAGCGGCTTTTTGGTCATCGTGTAACAAGGGAACTAAGTAGTTAATAGCCTGAGCCATTTGAGATAGAATTTGAGACTGTACTTGCTTGTTCAGTGACTTATCTTCAATGATAGTAACGGCATGTTCCATGTACTTGTTAACCACTTCTGGTAAGATGTCAAGCGGTTCTGGTGGAGCCATCATTCCTGCGGATTCTGGGTCAATACCATGCTGTGCCATTTCATTATCCATCTGCTCTTGCTGTGCCATTTGTTCAGGTGTCATTTCTGGTGGTTGTCCTTGTTGGTCTTGCGATGGTGGTTGTCCGTCCTGCGGTGGTTGACCGCCTTGTGCCTGTTCCATCATGGCTTGCATTTCTTCTGGATTCATTTCAAGTCCTCCTCATAGTAACTAAGATGTGTCCATCCAGCCGCATACGTAATTTTAATTGTAGGTGAATGTTTGTGTACCATGTAGTCATCATACACCTTATCATAATACTCACGTTTACCTTCAAAGTTGACTCTAGGGTTAATGATTAACTCTTCCTCTTCTCCAACCCCTTCTACGGCAACAACTAAAAACTTAATACCCTTTTCTTCAATACACTGGTCAACTACTTCTAAGAATTCAACTTTATTCATTGTGATACCTCCTTATAAGATGATTCAAACAATTCTTTATGGATTACCCATCTGTCATCTGACTGTCCTTCATTTTGTACTAACCTATCCCCATTGGCATATACCATAATTACTTCAATCAGTTGTGTCTTTTGATATTTTTTCATTGTGATACCTCCTGAGTTTTTAGTGGACGTGGGATTTGATGAAGCACGATAGTACGGTTTGTATCCTGCTGATTAAGTACTCCTGATAACTCCTGCACCTGTTTAGCGGCTTGCTGGTTTCCGTCCATCGCCATCTTAACTAACGAATGGAATGTTTTCCGCTGGCTTATCTGTGCAAGGAATGCCATCTGCCCTTTAATGAAGTTTTTCGTTTCTTGTAAGTTTAAGAGACTGTACCAATCGTCTTTTGTTCCTAGTTCAGTGTGTAGTGTCAATTCTTCTGGGTTGAGAAAAAGGTAACCTGTGCTTTCTTGAAATTTATTGGCTAGTCTGTAGATGATAGTTTGTTGTGGTATAGATAAGTTGTGTAGACTCTGGGACTCTTTTAACATTTCAGTTAACATGTAGTGTCACTCCCCCCTACCTTGTATTCTATCATCTTTTCTTTTTGTAGGCTACTACATGCTAAAATTTTTTAGGCAATCGAAAGGGAGAATAGTGTTTCCCCAAATCGCATGTCACGTAGCCGCAGGACAAGGTACCAATTTTCGACCCCGAACACCCGTTCTCATCAACCCTCCCCCGTACCCAAACCAGAGGTCTGACGTCTGATATCTGACAGCCGAACGATACACCATGCAGACCATGGGGAACTATGGGAAATAATGCGTTATTGCGGGAAATAACCAAAAGCTGTATGTATGCCAGAACGCACAGGAAGCCCGCATACGGTCATTAATCTCTAGAGTATGCTAGTATTCGGAGCGTCTAACGTACAGCATAGGCTAAACAGTGTATTCTTAGATATACGAACACATGTACTAAACCGGTGTAAAATTACACTATTTGTGCCAAAAAAGCTATATCAATATAATGTGCAAGAAATTTCATAGTTGACAAGTGAACTAGAATGTGATAATAAAAGCGGCAAAAAACCAGCGAAACGACTTTCTTCTATTATATAACGTAAAGAGATATCCGACTAAATCCATCGGAATAGTCAATACACATAGGACTATTTTCCCATCCTAAAAGATAGGTCTTTTGACACTTCTACTGTCATACGCATTTTTATATACTATGGATACAAGGTTAAGTTAACTTGTCGGGTGGCAACCCGTCACCAATGTCTTTCAAAACTTTCTATAGAATGTATGCATAAAGCGTTTGACTCTCACATACATTGTATGGTAAGGTTGTAGTAAGTTAAGCGGCTAGAATGCCCACTGGGGCGGCTAAACAACTTGCTACAAAAATTTTCAAACTTTGTAGTTGACAGTTAAAACTACAATGTGGTACGATTGAGGTAGTTAATCGGCTAGCCGCTTTGGTAGTCTATATTGGGAATAAGTTCAAGTTTGCCCTTTGTATAAATGGGCTGAAAAATCCATCCGTAAAGTAGCGGATTACCTAGAGGGAAACATAAAAGCCGCAGAGGTTCCCTAAGCGTATACTCAATAGACATACGCTGAAATTGTCGCTCTATCCGTAGGCTTAGAAGTATGATGTGATATCATGCGTTTCATAGTCGCAGGAATGAGGATGACGAATGGGTTTAATGCCCAAAATTCAACTAACTACTAATTTGCAGAATAACGTCAAGGGAACTAAGGCAATTAATGCTTAGTTCTCTTTGGTTGTTCCACAAATAAAAAGTTGGAGGTAATACAAAATGAAAAATTTCCACATTCAAATCGAAGGTAAAGACGGTCTATTCAATGTTGAAAAGTCTACAATCTTTTTTCCTCATCATGTTACTACTAAAAGTTTGAAAGAAGACCTACAAACAGTGAAAAAGGAACTAGCGAAAATGGTGAAAAAAGGGCAAGTAATGGTAACTCTCATGGATTCGGATGCAAGCTACTACAGAAAAGATTTAACTCGTATTATTTACTCGCAATGGTCTTATAATAATACGTTTGAATTGGAAGTTCGTCCTTTTAATGGCACTGATTACGGTACTATAAACAAGCTAAACTTTGTAACAATGGCACAATTACAAAATTATGTGGCTAAATATATCTCAGAACTAGCATTAAATACGCTTGGAAATATTCCTGAAGACAAAACTTTATATTCCAGTGGTAGTGACAACGAAGAAATTGTATTAGAAATTGAATAAAAAGCTGTAATAGTAAAAGAAATACACTAAAAAATGTAGTTTGTGCTCTTGTAGTTTTTGCTATAAGAGCACATTGTGATATATATATTACATACGTACCTACAAATCACTATTTGTAGTATACTACATATATATATATCAATTTAAAATCAAAAAAAAAAAAGTCTCCATAGGCTTTTTTTCCAAATTGATTATTATATTAAATGTGATGTATATATTTGATTATTATATTACATTGTCAGATAACTAATACAAACATCAAAATAGAAAAAAAAATATTTTAAGATTTTCCGAATTTGAAAAGCTGTGATTATTATATTGCAATTCTACAATATATACATCAATTGTCATACGCTTTTTCCAAAAAATCAAATTCTACACCAATTATCAAAAAAGCGTAGTGCATACAATTCAACAAAATGTATATACTACAAAATAAAATAACTTAAAAAATGGAGGAATTACAATGTCAATCATTAAACCGTATACAATTAACTCAGGAACTATGGAGCACAGAATCCTTGTTACCGCTAATCAGGTGGATAACGACTACAATGGCAACCCACAATATGTAGTTCAAGTTTGGGTTTTTGGTCAAGGTTCGGAAACTGGTCACATTTGGAATCCTAAGTTGAAAGGATATCGTGACCGCAAAGACCAATCTTATAAAATACAGGCATACAACTTGAAAGAAGACCTGAACCGATTTGTTGAAGAGTTTGAAAAACACATTCAAGAGGTGACTAAACCATGAATAAATCCAATCCTGAATTACTCAAAGCAAAATTACAAATTAAACGTCAATTGGCATACGTAACTAAGGAATATGAAAAGGCACTGGTTAACGCTCCAGAGACCGCACAACAATTTTGGAATGGTATGATGGAAGCTTATTCAGTCGCACTACAACATATCAATGGGGAGGAAGTATAATGCAAAAGCCAATTATATTACTTAATCACAGAACTGGAGAATGTGTGGAATCCTCACACATTCCTTCTCTAGTTCATGAAGTGAAACGGTGGGTATTTGATGGAATGCTATTAGGTGGCTTTTCAATGCAAGGCGGTACGGTTGATACTCGTATGTGGTTACATCATATTGCTAAGCAACAACAAATTACATCCTGTGACCTATGCAATAAACTAACACAGGTCAAACACATGGAATATGTAAACGACCATGAAGGTGTTTGTATGCTGGGTTATTGCAAGGATTGTAGTGAGGAAATGAAACTGGAGGATGATGATTTGGATTTGGATGATGACGATACAGAATTTAACGCCATTATGGATGAACTAGAAACATTCGAGGAATTTGAAATGGATGAACTGGATGATGACCTTGAACCATTAACAGATTTGGAATGGCAAAAAAGATACTGATGATTATCCAGATAATTATGGAAGTTGTTGCCGCCATCGTAGTACGTACAAGAAAATGAAAGCCTTACTCAAGGGAACTAAGTGAAATATACCTTAGTTCCTTTTTTGAAGGGCTTTTTCCCTTACAAAAAATTTGGAGGAATATATTATGAAAAACGTAAAGACAACTATCAAGGGTAACAAATTAGTTATTGAGATTGACATCACACAAGAAAACGGTCTTTCCAAATCAGGCAAAACAATGATTATTGGCTCCACATGCGGCAATGTTAATCTGGGGAATGGTGTCACATTGGGATTAAACGCATACAAGCCAGCCCCAACTAAATAATTTGCATAACGTATGTCACATGGTATATACTATATTTAGATACACAATACAAAGGAGTGTTGAAAATGGGAATGAGTACAAATTTACACGCTAATCATGTAGAAAAATTTAGAACTAATGGGCATGTAACAGCTGATTCACCGATGACAACTAAACCGTATGCCGTTATTATGGTGGGTATAAGTGACGGATGGGATTTACAAGACATAACTTTATTCTTAACTAAAGAACAATTACATGAATTAAAGTTAACTGTATGCAAAACAGATAAAGCGTTCAAGCGATATGTGGAAAAACAAGCCGCATTGAAAGAAGTTAACGAATAGCAGTAAGCTAAGACTACGGAATGTTTCACATGAAACAATACATATTCCGTAGTTCCCATGGTTACATGTTATAAAAATACAATTCGTGGAGGAATGTATGATGTTTAAAAAGAAATGTTTCAAGTTTTTCGTAATGGATACTAAAACTGGTGAACTAGATGATTTACATGTTGCCGCACGTACTTTAATTGGTGCTAAATTAAGTTTAAATCTTAAATTGTTTGTAGTTCTGTCTATCACAATTACAGGAAGAGGTATTTAAAATGAATAATTTAGAATTACTACATGAAGGATTTAAGAATGAGGTGGATGATTTAAATTCCCTAGTTCAACAATCTGGTGATTATGTACTCAAGGCTAAACTAAAAAAGTTTGAACAACAATTGAAGAACATTGTAAGCAACTTAGAAGGATTATGTGATTCCCTTTACAGTGAGTTTGAAAATAGTAACGAAAACGAATTTGTAGAACTAGAGAAAAGATATTCCATACTACATGAATTGTTAAATGAAAAGACATCAGATGATGAAAAAACGTATATCCGAATTAAACATGGAATTGACTTAGAATGGGGAGGTAATGCGTAATGGCTGGATGGAAAATTATTATGTCGAACGATGACATGAACATTAAAGATTTACCGCAATATGTAGGTCGTAATACTTCTGATTACAATGGGGGTACTTCCTTAGTTCGTACTGGTGATGATGATGGAAATATCTATTTCATTGCATTGTGTGATGGGGATAATGGTATGGAACGATTCTTTGACTGGTGTATGTATGATTCTGGTGCTTCATGGTCTGAGTATTGGTGTACAAAAACTAATGAATGGAAAGGGTTTATAAGCTGATGGTAAGATTTAAATGTATGAACAAAGGATGTAAAACGGTAATGTATGCCAATGGAAAAATGTATTGGAAGTGGAAAGATAAAACACATATGACCCAACAACATGTATGTAAACCATGTTGGGATAAGGCACGTTCATTGAAAGTTCTTGAGAAGAATAAATAACATATTGCATATATCATGTGATTCTGTTAATATTAATATCAAGGGGCTAGTCATCTAGTCCCTACAATAAAAAGGAGTGTGGACATATATTCCACTTTTTGATATACTTGATTTAAGTAATTAAAAGGGGGATTTATTATGACTAAAATAATCGAATGGACTACTAATAAAAAAGGTTGTATGCTTGTCACTTCTCATAGACAAGACGAACAAGGATATATCATAGTAACTAGAAATAATAAAAAATGGAGATTGCATAGATGGGTGTACACCCAAAAACATGGAGAAATACCAGAAGGTAAACTTATTCTACATTCATGTGATGAACCATCATGTATTAATATTAACCATCTTTCTGTAGGTACACATCAAGATAATATGAATGACATGATGAATAAAGGTCGTCATTTTACAAAAGCAATTACACCTAATAACATTAAAGAATTACGTCTAAAAAGGAATATAAGCATGAGAAAATTATCAAGTATGTCAGGTGTAGATTTTTCATATCTTAGTAAAATTGAAAATCATACAAAGTCTTGTTCATTAATTACATTACAATCTATTGCAAATGCCTTACAAGTTCATATTTCAGAACTATTAAAGGAGGAATAAAAAATGTCCACAACATTACAAGATTGGAACTACAGAAAAACAGGTACTATCAAGAAAACTGTATTACGCAAGGATATTGAAAGAGGTGTCAAGTTTTTAAATGAAATGTCATACAGCAATCATGGCGGCTGTACACGTTCAAGTGCAATGTTCTGTTTGGAACTAAAGAAACATATCGACTTGTCTACTGTATATCGTGTGGATTTTAAAAAGACACGTGGGCATTGGTTTACAGTCACAGCATTCACCAAAGGCGGCTACACCATTCAATTGAAAGGGTTCAGCTTTGGGTATTGGGGAGAAGGTTCAAGAGGTAGTATGGCATTCTTAAACGAATGTGGGTTTAGCAAAGAACAAATCAATCGGATATTTACCGTAGGTGATAATGAAAATACAAAATTTAAAATCTGGAGGAAAATGGCATGATGACACCAGTCAATAAACATACAGTATTAAAGCAAGTACGTGATACTGGTAAATGGGTGGGGCATATTGCCCCATCTAATGTCAATGGCGGCAATATTGACAAAGGCTGGCACTTAGGTATGTCCATGGATATCCAGTGGGATGCACATAGTAAAATCTATTATGTCTTTTTTAGTAATGATGGCAAAGATTCTTTTATCACTCGTAAACTGGATGATGTATTGAATGAATTTTTGCACTACAATTGTAACAATGAACTAGGGAAAAGAATTCGTTTTTGGGAGGAAAAATAATGACTAACTTTGGAGAATTAATTAAAAAGGAAATTAGTAGTAATACAGAAATTGTATGTAATAAAGATGATGTGGTGCAAGCAGTTATTTTAGTTAAAGACTTAATGGGATTAATGTTAAAAGAGTGCATAGAAAAATATCCAATGGCTACTAATTCCATTGGTCAAATGAGTGGTGCGGTCTTTCAATTGGGGATGTTGGAAGATTGGGTAAGAGAGGAGTTAGAAAAATGAACAGACTAGAAACATTGTATCATGCCATGGATATCAGAAATAAGATACCGATTGATGACATTCGGTATCTGTATCTCAGAGACATTTGGGGTATGGAACAAACCGCCATTGCAAAATGTGAATATCGGAGTCAAGGATTTATATCCACAGCATTAAAACAGGCAAGGGGGAGGATACCAGAGCAATCATTCAAAGACAATATAAACAATCTGTTTAGTGTAGACGAAATTAAAAAACTACAATTTATGCCTAGAATCATAATTGGTGATGTACAGGTGATGTCATTCATTATGGATGTGTTAGGATTAGAAATAGCACATCCATTCTTTCAATTTTATGTCTATCAAACAAATACTCGTATTACAGCATTGGCAAAAATGGGAGTACGTCAAGTGAGGTTACAAGAAATTTTTAATAAGAATCAATCGACTATTTCAATGACTATCAAACGACTACAAGATTCAGTCGAGAAGTATGAAAGTAGTAGTCGATATGATAGCACAGCAGATTACAAATTATTACCAAAGACTACAAAGCAAGCGATTGTTGTATCACAAAATAAATTCATACCGGCAGGAGGGCAAGTTTGGTGAGTAGATTTTTTGAAGTAGCTAAGGAATGGATGTACCATGATATTAATTTACCAAAGAGACAAACAACGCATTCAGCAGGATACGATTTTGAAGCGGCTGAGGATGTTTCCATAGTTCCCATCTGGAGAAGTGTTATTAATCATATGACTATTAAGCCGCAGAAAGTCCATACAGGTATTACAGTATCTATGGGGGATAATGAATCCTTGTTAGTATTCAATCGGTCAAGTAACCCCATTAAACGCTTATTAATGCTTGCTAATGGAACTGGAGTGATTGATGCAGATTACAAAGGTGAAATAACATTCGATTTTTGGAATTTTAGTCTTAAACCTGTACACATTGAAAAAGGTGAACGCATTGGTCAAGGGATATTCATCAAATTCCTGTTATCAGATAATGACATTAAACCTACAAAAGAACGTACAGGCGGTAATGGTAGTACAGATACAAAATAAAATTTACCATGTAGTTAAAAACTTTATTATCGGTTATACTAACTACATGGAATTATTCTTAACTACTTCACATATGATGAAGTATAAACTAAATTTGGAGGGAACCTATTATGAAATGTTTAGCATGTAGTAAAGAACTGGCAAAGAAAGATGTTGTATTCACTGAGGATAAGCACCCTTATTGTTCAAATCCATTCACTTGTAATGACCTTCATCCAAACAGTGTCCACAATATCATTGCACGTGGAGCCGCAGAGAAGATGTTTACAGAGGAAGAATTGGAAACCAGCATCTTTGACCGTCTAGCCATTACGAACGAAATGAAAGAACGTATTATGAAAATTGCAAGTAAGCCGCAATCAATCCGCTTATCGAAATATGAGATTGCGTACTATCTGTTACAACTACAGGAAGTAAAGGAACTAGCAAGTATTAGTGAAGCTATCCGCTATTGTGTCAACTTAGCTATGAAAGTGGAACCAGCGGAGGGAGTCGAAGCACCTGAGAGTATTGAATCAAGTGATGAAGCGGTGGAAATAAAGAAAGGCTTAACTGGCATCGTTATACCTGAGATTACTAAGTCTATAAATGTGGACTGGAGCAAAGTAGAAGTACCAGCATCAACCCCAGCAGAGGAAGAAGACGAATTCTAAAAGGATGTGAGTGTGTATGGCTAAGTTTAGTATTAACCTTGATAGCAAACCAGCATTAGCTAAACTACGTGAGACTGACAAACCGAGTTACACTACAATTGTAAGTACGTTTGTTAATCTCATGGAGTTAGCCGCTGAGAAACAATGGCATAAACTACCTGAGTCCATACACACCAGCCTATCCTTTTCGGATGTGGTTGGTGGTGTATTAAACGCAGTGATGACTACAGAAGAGATTGACCCATCAGCATACGCTACATTAGAAAGTGATTTACATCCATTGGCACTGATATCAGACAAACGGAAAAATTTAATAACTGATGAAGCAGAAGTGTATGACTGGAAAAGTCACTTTACACTAGACAGTGATGAAGTATCAAAGGATACATTAGAACATATTATTCGTAAGGTTCTGTATCTGGTTAGATGGTTCGACATCGAAACGGTATCTAAGTCCCTTATTACCAATCAGTTTCCTGTAGTTGATAACAAGGATATTCAGAAACTACCATTTCAACCAGCACTTATGTATCAAGTAAAAGAATTAGGGGAACTACATGTTGGGAAGTTCATGCATGAAATTGGTGCATTTAATTGTGGAGAAATTAGTGATATGGTTTACCATTGTCCAGCTTGTGTAATGGGTGATTTAGAACAACCTGTACCACAGAATGAAAAAATTAAAGTATGTCCTAGATGTAATGCTGGGTTTACGATTAAAGAGGAATCCGAAATTTAGATTCCTTTAATTTTTACCATTTGACTATGACATATAGCATACGATATAATTAATAAAAGGGGGATGGAGAAAATGGCGGTAGTATTAAAAGTCAATGGAGTGTATGAACTTAAAGTGGATGAAAGACAATGGATAGTAACTGTAACTAGTGAAGATGATACCAAGTATCATGTAATTGTTACGCATCATAACTATGAGCGAGTACCACATAACTACACTGGTCATTTAATTAAGACAGGTAACTTAATCCAAAATGGTACGGCTGACCGATTAGACACACCAATGGAAGAATCAATGAAAGAACTAAAGAAAGGATACTCCCAAAAGAAACTTACTAAAGATGAAATTGAAGTAGATAAATTGATTGACCATGTACAGCATAAGATTAAACTGGATGAATTATGGAAATTGATTGACGGGGCATTGGAAACAAGTAACTATGATGTATTTATTGAACTTAGTAAGGAGTATGCTAATCTAAAAAAGAAGGTGACAGTGTGATGTGGGGTGCTGAGCATCGACACACGAATTGTGTAGTATGCGGCAAGGGTTTTATGGATGATTGTGGTGATAGTTTCTGTAGTTCCCATTGTGAAAATCAATATAACCGTGAACATGCTGAATGTGAAATGTGTGGTAGAGAAGTAGGAGAAGACAATTTGAATTCATGCCGTATTTGTGAAAATTGTGAGGAGGAAGACAAAAATGAAGAGTAAACAACGATTTAAGAAATTCCAGCCTGATTTAAGAAAGGCTACTGAGACTGAATTGTTTACGGAACTAATGAAACGTGTAACATCCAAACATAAATCAATTTGTTTCTTTATTGATACAGTGAACAGTTATCCGAAATGGAACCTCCATGATGCTCATAGCAATATTAAGATTTTAGCAGATAAATTTTAATTAACAATGGGGCAGATATTCAACCAGATTACACCAGACCCTTCCTAAAAATTGGAGGGATACTAATGGGAATCATACGTACTCACTTACTACAAATGAAAAAGGAAGACCCAAAAGAATACGAACGTTTAATGCAAGGTTATACAAGTGAAGATGAATTTGTACGGGAAGCATTAGGACTAAGTGAAAAAGCACTCAGTCACTACGACAACATGAGAGGAGTCAACTACAATGACTAAAGAGGATTTAATGTTAGAAGCATTCGGAGCACTTAATAGTTTTAAAAGACACAGAGCACTGGTAGATATCAAACCACAAGATAAACAGTATCACACAATACAAATGTACAAAATGTTTGATAAATTAGAGTTGTCACTACGTGCTATCAATAAAGAATTCAGAAGTAATAGTGAAGGTGATACCAGTGAATGAAGAATCATGGACATGGGTTTATCCTGTATTGTTAGTAATCATTTGGGTGGTTACTTTTCTTTACATCGTTGATTAAAGGAGTGGACAGAATGGATGAAATTACTGTAACTATTAAAGATTCTAACGGTAATACATTTAGTAGAGATTGGAAAAATACAGATGATAAACGGGATGCCATTCGATGGACGTTATTGAACGGTGACCTTCCTTATATTTTAGATATTGCAAACATTGTGGAAATAACAATTAAATAGGGGGTTATGGTATGGGAAAATTGTTAGGTATTGCTACACAAACTAGTGATTACCATGAAATTTTAACAATGAAATGGGCAACTGCACATCCATACCTTCATACCCTAATTGAAGTAGCTAATCCCACTCTATACGTAGTAATCATTTTTGCTGGGTTGAAGGTAATTGGTTCCATGAAAAGAGGTACAAGAAGATGAAGCGGCTTCTAATTGTACAGGAAGACCGCTTCGCTTTATATGACCCAATAGCAAGGATGTGGCGAATATATCCGATAAAATAAAATACATTGCATATAGCATGTTCCATGTGGTACACTATTCCTAAATACCACATTACAGGAGGAATTAATTATGTCCGTACAGAGACTACACGCATTTGAAAAGACATCCATACAAGCAAGGCATACAATTAAACGACTGGAAATGCTATCTGATACAGCACGAACGGAATTCGAGAAGGAACTAGCTGATGAATTACTACGTATTTTCAAAGAGGTACGCAGTGCAATACCAGATGATTTTCAAGATGTAGACCTTAAGCAAAAGGAGTGATAACATGAAGTATTGGTCAGACACACACTTTATATACATCAGTGGTAATACGTATCACCGTAAAGATGAAATTAAAAACAATCTTAGCGGTGTATGGTTCGATAATAAAAAAGGCAAAGGCTATCGCTTTCCTAAAAATGTATTCACATACAGAGAACTATGGAAAGCATTTCCTGAATTAAAAAGTAATACAGAATTCGTTGAAGATGGTAAATTAGCCGCTGGTTTAGTTGAAACATGGTTAGACCAAAAGAAACGATACAGATTTGATGATGTTCGATTACGTAAATACCAAAATGAAGATGCCGCTTATTTAGAAGCTAGAGGTAATCTAAATGGTGGTTGTTTGGTACTGAATGAACCACGTACAGGTAAGACACCGACCATGATTACTGTACTTAAAGCGTTAGGAACTAGAAAGAATTTAGTAGTATGTCCTAGTTCCCTAGTTCTTAACTGGGCAAAGGAATTCGCTAAATGGTATCCAGAGTGTAAAGTACGTGCCATTGCTGGGGATAAGAAAAAACGTGTGGAACAATTAAATGAATATGCGTTCTTTGGTAAGAGTACACTAAATGTTCTTATCATTTCAAAGGATACATTAAAGATTGAAGTGAATCAGCAACTAGAGGATAGTAAATTTGATACTATGATTGTAGATGAAGCACATTTTTTACGTAATTGGAAAAGTAAACAATCCGAAGCTATCTTTGGAGTAACCGCTAAAATTAAGTATGCATTGACAGGTACTCCATCAGTGAAACATGGTAGTGATGTCTACGGACTACTACACTTCATTAATCCATCAGGTTTCCCTAGTTTCTGGCAATTTACAGACCGTTATTGGAACATTCTTGACAATGGTTGGGGTAAAGACATTGGTGATTCAAAAGGCTGGAGACAAGAGGAACTAAAGACTCTCATGGCTATGAATAGTGTCCAGCGGAAACGTAAGGATGTTATGAAATGGTTACCAAACCAAACACGACAAACCATATCAGTGGAACTAGGGAAAAAGCAATTAAAACTATATGACCAGATGTTTGACACGTTCATGGCTACAGATGGCAAGGACGATACATTACATGAAGTAGATACCATGAACAAACTTAGTCAACTATTACGCTTACGGCAATTATGTTTAGACCCACGCTTATTAGGATTTGATGTGGTAGGTAATAAAACTACAGCACTGTTAGAGTTTGCTGATGGTATGAAAGAACCATTTGTAGTTATGACTACCTTCTCTAGTTACTTTAAATTAATCAAACCAGAACTAGAGAAATTAGGAAAAAGGGTGGAGATAATTGATGGAGGAGTTTCAAAATCTAGGCGGCAAGAAATTGTTGAACGATTTCAGAAAGGCGAAATTGACATCTTGTTATGTAACATCATTGCGGCTGGTACTGGACTCACGCTTGACAGAGCAGATACCGTTGTCTTTCTTGATAAAGCGTTTAACCCCGCAGACAATGAACAAGCCGAAGACCGTATTGTTCCAACAACCAGAGAACGATATCATCCAATCAACATTATCACATTGGTTATTGACGGAACAGTCGATGAACGTGTTAATGACATACTGGAAAGAAAAGAAGACCTGACCAAATTAATTAACAAACCGGAGGTATTCATATAAGACAAAAAAAAAAATGGGATTAAATAGAAGGACTGATAAAAATGAAAAAAATTGATGAAATTATTTCTATTTGTCGTTTGATATTGGCTGATATTGAACCTTTAGATAAAGAAAACATCGAAGCTATTCGTGATTTAGCATTAGAAATAAAATCCAAAAGTTAATATGTATATTTGACCCAAAATGCGACGTAAGGGAGTTTGGAAAATGGATGATTTAAAATTCAGATTGAAAGTACGTAAATTAAAGTGCAATGACTGTGACACTATCTCACTTGTTGAATTTAAACAGCCACAAGAAGTAATGTATGTTTGCCCTTTATGTATGGAACCGATGGAGGAACTGGATGAAATAATAGTAAGTCAAGAATAATATTACGTCACAATCCGAGGAAAATATGTCTTACCAAAATTTTTTGAAACAAATTCATTGCATATGTCATATGTTATGTGGTAGACTAAGGATAGTTAAAAAAAAAACAGAGGAGGAACAAGCAATGGAACTTATACTTAGGGGTTCAGAATACAGTGATTTCTTAACATGTAGAAAGAAATGGTTATATGGATGGGTTGAAAAGATTACACCTAAACGTCCGAACAATAAATTGTTTTTCGGTACTGCATTTCATAAATGGCTGGAGGAGTATTACAATCAAGGTTGTAACAAATTAAGTGCTGACCTTGTAACCAGTGTTTGGATAAATGAACAAGATACATCAGGTATGGAGCAAGTAGAACTGGATGAACTAATGGCACTACTAAAAGGTGTAGCAACCAACTACGATAAGAAGTATCATGACAATGACAGTCAATGGAAAATACTTGCTACAGAATTAGAGTTCCTTATCAAACTAGAGGACGATGTTTATATGACAGGAACCATTGACCTTGTGTATGAAGTAGATGGGAAAATTCGATTCTCAGACCATAAGACAGTTGCTTCCATCAGCATGTATGAAGAAAAATCAAAAATGGATAGACAGATTAGCCGCTACTGGTGGGCATTGAAAATGATTGCTAGAGGAATTGGTGAAGTAAAGAATGCTCATGGTGAATGGGTACAGATGGAATCACTTAAGGGTAGAGAAATTGATGGGTTTGATTACAACTTAATTCTGAAAGATATGCCTAAACAACCAGAAGTATTGAAAAAAGGTGGTTTATCAAAAAATAAATCACAGCGTACAACATACGATTTATACTTAGCAAAAATTTATGAACTAGGGCATGACCCATTAGACTACATGGAAATGCTGGATATGTTACGAGAAAAAGAAGACCTGTTTTTCAAACGGGTGAAAGTACAGCGTATGGATACAGAACTAGACAGTTCCGCATGGGAATTCCTATATACTGCTGGTGATATTCATGATATTAAATTGATGCTAACAGAAAATCCAGAAAGAGAAGAGACATTAACGTACAGAAGTATTGGTGAACATTGCAGTTACATGTGTCAGTTCAAAGCATTGTGTCAGACTACAATCGAAGGTGGAAATATTTCAATGGTTAAAAATCTGGCTTATACTAAAAATGAGGAGAGATAAAAATGTTTACTTTATCAGAAATAGCTAACGTAGCTAGATTATTATTGAGTGTTCCTGACCGTACTATTAAAACAGTGGAGGATGAAGAATAATGTTAATACAAAAACCTCAATTTGATGTAGATTTTATTAAGGTGGGTTCAGCTTATCAGTTATGTAAGTATAACTATAAACGTTATTTAGATATAAACACATCTTGTATCATAACTAAAGTATCACCCTTAATGTTATATGTTGCATATGTTCGTAAGGATGATAACAAGATATGTGAAATAAGCATAAATATCAATGAGGTAACAGATAAAACGTTTGAATTGAATCCAATGGAGGTAGTACGTAATGGATAAAGCAATGTTAGCCGCACTTATGCCGCAGAAACCAGCAAAGACAGCAAGTGGAATTCATACTATTTTGTATGGTGACCCTAAGAGTGGTAAGACTACAACACTTGATGATGAAAGTATGCGAGTATTATTATTAGACATGGAAGGTGGTGATTCAGTTCTTGAAGGTTCACCGAATGTGGATATTGTTAAAATCAAATCACTGGAACATTTGAACGCTTATCTTGAACTGATTAATGATGGTAATTGGATTGACTTCGATGGAAAGATTGTACCGCTAGAACATGGTTTAATTGCCGCAGATAGTATTACTGCATTATGTGACTTTGTTAAGGATTATGTAGTACGTGTAATTGCTCCTGCTCGTAGTCGTGAAGTTAAAGATACTAACCTTAAACCAGTTCAACGATTTGGAGCACAATCAGATTGGGGGAACTACGGAACACTTCTAGTTGACTTAGTGAAGTATGTACACCAAATGACGAAACGTGGAGAACGTTCCATTAATTTCATGTGGCTGGCACATAAAGACAATAAACATGAAAATCCGAATGTGGAGAAAATGGTAACTGGAACACAAATTATGATGCAAGGTGGTTCAGTTCCAGTTGTCATGTCTGTAGTTGATGCTATATTCTTTATGAACAAAGGTGAAATTAAAAATCCAAAAACGAAGGAGGTCGGAACTTACTATTGGATTCAAACAGATGTAGTTGGTGTTACCGAAGCTGGTGTACGTCAATCAAAACGTGCTGAGAAACTACCTGTTAAAATTTACAATCCATCATGGTCAGACGTATTTAGAAGATTAGGATATCGTACTACAGCACCAGCACTCAAAAAGTAAGGTGGTGATGACATGCGAGACATCTTTGTGTATGCATTAGGTATGGTTGCTGTGTTCTTTATGTTCATGATGGTTTATTTCATGGTTAAATTGGATGAAGAGTCCAAAAAGAAAGACCGAGATAAATAATTTTTCAAAAAGGTATTGACTGAGGTATAGCGTATGATGTATGCTATATCTCAGATACACTAATAAAACGTGCCGCAGAGCACACAGGAGGATATTAAAATGGGATTCTTAAGAACTGATTACACTGATGTTAATACTGGATTTGCCGCTTTACCAATCGGTGAATATGAGTGTATTATTAGTAAGACAGAAATGAAAAAAGCATCATCTGGTAATATGATGATTAAGTTAACATTAACTGTACGTGATGACATCGAACAGGAAGGTCGCAAGCGTAAGTTCTTTGATAACCTAGTCATTCAAGACAACATGATGTGGAAGTTCCAGCAAGTATCTAAAGCAGTTCAACTTCCTGCTGGTGAGGATATTGCTACACCAGAAGATTTTGCAACGGCTATTCAATACAAATCAGTTCGCATCAAAAATAAGCATGAAATTTACAACGATGAAAAGCAAGACCGAGTAGCTTATTACATCGAAAGCAAAGAAGAAGCTGGAGATTTTGCTCCAGAGGGTGACCCATTCGCTGGTGGCGGTTCCATTAATATCAGTGATGATGACCTACCATTTTAATGATTGGTCAATTGTAAATGGTTACTAACTAGGGGATTAATTTTCCCTAGTTCCCAATATAAAATAGGAGGAATGTAAAGTGGTATCCGAAGAAATTAATGATGCAAAAGAAGCATTGGAACCAGCAGAAACGCATGAAGCAAATGGTAAAGAAATTGTAATGCCAACTAGCCGTTACACAATTAGTGAACGTGAACTGGAGAATGAAACGTATTACCGTAAAGTTCGTGAACATGAAGTGAAAGATGATTTAGCTATTCGCATCATGAACTTAACCAATGATACACATACAACCACGTTAAAAGAGTTAGCGGCAACTTACTTAGCCGAAAGATTTTAATTATCCAGCTAATCACTGGTGTATATAAACTAAACTAAAACCCAAAGGGAGAGAAAATTAACATGACAAACGTAAACGAAGTAGTAGAAGCGGTAGAAGTAGAAGCAACTGAGGAAGTAGTAAAACCGAAACGTACTCGTAAACCAGTAATCGTTAAAACTGTAACCGCTGGTGAAATTATCGAAGGAATTGACAATTTAAAAACAGAAGTATCACAATTAGAAACGGCTATTGCAACTATTGATTCTTCAAACATCATCTATCAATTAGCTGAGAAAACACTAAACGGCAAGCGTAAAGAACTAGAGGATGCATTGGATTCAGTGTACAAAATCTAGTAGGCTGGTAGTAACCGAGAGTCATATCTCGGTTACTGAAAGAAGGATATACAGTAGGTTTTTGAATCCTCCACGATAATTTTTCCTACTGTATGTTCTGCTTTGAGTAACCGAATATTCTTAGTTATCTAAAGAACTTCTAAAACGGCTATTTGATGCCTACGGTGATGTGACTCAGTGCATACAGAAGTTCTTTCGATAGCTAAGAAGGTGGGGGAGGGAAAACATAAATGTTTTTTGAAGCGTATTTTAAAAAGCGTGGAGAACAAATGGAACCGAATGCAAGGGGAGAAGTACAAGTAAGATGTCCGTTCCCCCATGACAACGGACACTTTGATACTCATGCAAGTGCTAGTGTAAACTTAAAAAAGAGAATCTATAAATGTTTCACTTGTACCGCAGAAGATAGAGAAAGAGGTATGGGTGAAACATCTTTTATTTCTAAACTATTTGATACTACATTTGATAATGCAGTTCAACTACGAAAAATGCAAGTTGATGGTGACACTGATAACTTAGAAATACTTACGAAGAATCTACTAAATAATAAAGTGTTACTGAAATATCTGAATGACAGAGGAATTACCAATGAAGCAATTAAGCAATACAAACTAGGTTACAAGGGTGATGGTATCCTGTATCCTATCATCTTAAGCGGTATCCTCATGGACGAAAGAACCTACAATATAAATCCAGAAGAAGGGGAGCCTAAAATTAGAGGTATGAAAAACTCTAAGGCTCTCCTATTTCCATATGATGACTGGATAAAGGACACAAGACCATCATTGCTGTGTGCTGGTGAAAACGATACAGTGTTAGCTAGAATCAAGGGATTTAATGCCGTTGAATCAACTGGTGGTGAGGGCGGTATTCCTAAGATTCTTTTAAACAAATTTAAAAATAAAAAGGTTTATATTGTGTATGATTGTGATGAAGCTGGCATTAAATCAGCTTTACGCATGGCTTTTTATTTGAAAGATGTCGGTGCTGATGTTTACTTAGTTCACTTAGGTCTCACTGGTGAAAAAGATGATAAAGACATTACCGATTACTTTATGAAACATAATAAAAAACCAGAGGATTTACAAGCCTTACTGGACAGTGCTCCTCAGTTCACTCAAGAACAATACGTGGAGCAAAAAAACAAAGAATTTGAACTAGTGGATTTATGGAATATCAAACTTAGCCGCTACTCAGATAGATACATTTCCAGTCGTGTAATGCAGATGGGACATTTTGAATTACCTACAGTGGATATGCCATCACACATTGAATGGCAATGCTTAGGTGAAACGGATTCTGATGTATGCGGCAAGTGTCCATTCAATGTAAAGAATAACTCAGGTGAATGGACATTGGGTGATAACAACTTAGGTGATGTATTAGGATTAGTCGAAGTAAATGAAGGTGAGAAACAAAAAGCCATTAAGAGATTATGTCACATACCAGCGAAGTGTCCGAATAGTAGAATTTCTGTAGTTGCTAAAGTCCACGTTGAGAAAGTTATTTTAGCACCAGATGTAGAAACTGAATCGGAACAATCAGGATTCAAGCAAGCTGAGTTACATGCATACATCATTAATGGTGATACAGAAGACGGTAATAAGTATAGAATGTATTTTAAACGTGTACCGCATCCGAAAGACCAATCTATCATTATGGTAGTTAATAAGGTTGAGGATTCAGATAACGCAATTAATAGTTTTAAAGTTACACCTGAGTTCATGGCAAGTATGAAGATGTGGCAAGGTAATCCATTCGATGTTATGACAAAGCGGTATGAGGAACTAGGGAAACAAGCGGTGGGTAGATATTTACCGTCAAGTATTTTCTTTAGTTCAGAATTGATTTACCATGGTGTACTTGATTTTAAGTTCATGGGTAAATATATGAAAGGGCATCCAGAAGGTTTGATTATTGGTGCATCACGTACAGGTAAATCAGAAGTTGGTACAGTCATGTCAGCGTTCTATGGTTTAGGTAACGTAACCGAATGTAAGAACGCTTCTCCAGCAGGATTAATTGGCGGTGTAGACAAAGGTAGTAATGGTACGTTTCGTATTAGCTGGGGAAGTATTCCACGTAATCACAAAGGGATGTTGTTCCTTGATGAAGTTTCTGGTCTGCCGCCAGATGTTTACAAGCAAATGACTGGTCTACGTTCACAGCGTAAAGCAGTTATAGAAAAGATACGTAAGGGAGCCGCACCAGCTAAGACCCGTTTACTTTGGGTAGGTAACCCTAAGACAAAAGAGAATGGACGTTCAAAAAGTCTATACGATTACAATTCTGGTGTAGATGTGTGTTTGGATTTATTTCCAGCCGATGAAGACGTTTCCCGTTTTGATTTTATTGTCTTAGTTCCTGAACCAGATGATTACATTTCACCATTGAATGACGATGGTACATTACCAGAACAACATCAACTACCAGATGAACTACGACAACTTATTCGATGGGTATGGAGTCGTAATAGAGACCAAGTAATCTTCGATACTTATGTGGAGAAATACATCGAACATATAGCTATCGAATTAAATAAAGATTTTGGTTCCACTGTAAAAATCATTGGTATTGAGGGGGTGAAAAAGATTGCGAGAATTGCTACCAGTGTTGCCGCATGTTGCTATAGTACTGATATGTCTGGCGAGTGCGTTGTGGTTAAGAAAGAACACGTAGATTGGGCAAAGGCATTTCTCATGCAGTGTTATGACAATGACATCTTCCGTATGAAACAGTTTGTTATCAATGAACGCAAATTTTCTACAACGAATGATGAAGTTAATAAACTAGTAGCTGGTTTGGTTAAGAAGTATCCAATGATAATCAAACTACTGTTAGAGCACGATGAATGTCAAACTTATAACCTACAAGCCGCTGGTGGTATTGCTGGTGATGAATACAGACATTTAACCAATCAGATGTACTTAAATGGATTAGTTCAACCTACAGCAAAAGCAATGTCAGCTACACGAAGATTAAAAAAAGCTGTAGATGCATTAATGATGAAAAAGAAAAAACCAGATGAAATTGACAATTCAGCACCACGAAGTTTTTCAGACAGAATTAATTTGAACTAGGTTTGGGGAGCCGTAAATCCTACATTGACTCATGGGGTGCGTAGTATGAAAAAGAATAGACTGTTTTACGATATTGAAGCATTTCCTCAATACTGGTGTGTTGTAGTTGTTGATGAAGAATTAGGTACAAGGCATGTCTTTGAAGACGTGCCTAGTCTTCGTGGTTATTACAAACGTAATCGAAAACTGACATGGGTTGGCTACAATAGCCGCCAGTATGATGCTCCTATGCTACGATTTATCATGTTGGGATTAGACCCTTTCCAATGTTCACAAGACCTTATTGTAATGGGAAAGAAATGGTTTCAGTTTGGATATCAGATAACAGAAATGTACAAACGCATTCCACTGAGAAACTTTGATTGTGTGCTTTTAAATAAAGGTTTGAAAAAACTAGAGGGTTTTAGAGGTTCCAATATCGTGGAATCCTCTATCCCATTTGACACTGACCGTATACTAACAAGAGAAGAAAAAGATGAAATTGTTGATTACTGTACTCATGATGTCCTAGAAACACGAAAAGTATTCTATGATACGATTGAAGAATACGAAGCACATGAAGCGTTGGTATCTACCTTTGATTTAGCTGATGAACACTTTAATAAATCAAAAGCACAGTTATCAGCACTTATACTAGGTGCAAGACAGCAACCACATTTTGATGAATGGGAATTTGAAATTGCTTCTACAATAGAACTAGAGCGATATCAATATGTAATGGACTGGTATCAAGACCGTAGTAACCATGATTACAGCAAGAAACTACAGACTGAGATTGCTGGTGTACCTCACGTGTTTGCATGGGGTGGTATTCATGGAGCCATACCTAAATATTACGGTGAAGGATTATTTATTAACATGGATGTTCGTAGTTATTATCCATCCATGATGATTGAATACAATTACCTGTCAAGGAATGTATACAATCCAGAGAAATTTACACAGGTTTATTGGGATAGAATTGATTTCAAAGCAATTAAAGACCCACGACAATTACCATACAAAATTGTATTGAATGGAACATACGGAGCCATGAAAGATAAATTCAATGCACTGTATGACCCACGACAAGCCAATAGTGTATGTGTAACTGGTCAACTACTTCTGTTAGATTTAATTGAGAAACTAGAAGACCATTGTCTAATAGTACAATCGAACACAGATGGTGTACTTGTTAAGTTAGACAGCATAGGTGACATGGTTAAGATTAGAGCAATCGGTGAAGAATGGTCTAAACGTACTCGAATGGTTCTTGAATATGAAGAGGTAGTTAAAGTTATTCAGAAAGACGTAAACAATTACATGACTGTAGATGCCAAAGGTAAAGTTAAGTCTAAGGGTGCGTGGGCAAAAGGTTGGTTACGTGATGAAAAGCAACCAGATGGAACTAAGGTAAAGGTAAACGATTACACTGACTATGATTGCGTGATACTACGTAAAGCATTACAAGCGTACTTCAAAGATGGTACTCCAGTAGCAGACACAATCAATGCGTGTGATGACCTTATCGACTTTCAAAAGATTGTCATGGTCTCTCGTAAATATGAGTATGCGGTACATGGTACTCCTACAAAAGTGAAATACAGAGACTTAGCCAATAAGGGTAAAGAGAAATTAGAAGTAAATGAATCATGTGCTGTAGTTCCAGAACGTCACTTGCGTATCTTTGCCAGCTTAGATACAAAAGATGGCGGCATTTTTAAGAAACATGCAGTGACAAAGAATCTAAGTAAAGTATCTGATTCACCGAAACATGCATTTATTATGAACGGTAACATCGAAGGTGCTAAAGCTAGTGATTATGCTTTGGATAAAGAATTTTACATCAAGTGGGCAGAATCCAGAGTTAAAAACTTTGTGAAAGAGGTAGCGGTGTAATGAAACCAGATGAATACCTACGGATGTTGGATGACAGAATTAGGGAATGCGAGCACAATACGAAGGTTGCTCATAGGACATACATGGCAGAATCCGCTAAATTAAAAGCGGCTATGGAAGCTAGGGTAATGTATGAGAAATTACTACGAGAGGAGTAATTAAAATGAATTGTCCAATGTGCAGTTATTCTAAATCTAGTGTAGATAATGTGAGGGAATCAAAACTAGGGCATAAGTATAGAAGACGAACATGTAAAAAATGTTCCAATACTTATACCAGTTATGAAATTGAATTAGGGGAATTAATGATGCTGTTTGACGGTAAATTCGATACTACTACATTTGCACAAATTGAGGATATTTTAATGACTGAATTCCCCACAATGGACGTAAAATATACTAGAGAAAGAAAAAGAAATGAGTTTGAAATGGATAAGGTATGTGATATAGTGTAAGTACCTATTGTGCTAGGCTGGCGGTAGCTACCCTAGCGGAGTCGGATGGTCTGGAAAACCTACGACATTTGAAAAACCTCAGTTGCCTGAGAACCGACTGAGGTTTATACATATGGTTCCTTTGGTAATGGTAAACGAACTAGAGAATATCCGTTGGGCATCTTCACTTGATTGTACGCATTATCCGACACTAGGAGCATGATTTTTGCATCATGCTCTTTATTATGTGTAGCTACAAATTGGTCAATCTTCGTTTGCATCTTCTTAGTTGAAATAAGTGTAATTTGTATCTCCACACATATAGCATTCCCCTTTAAGTCTTTCATATACACATCTGGTTTGTAATCTTTAAATGGCGGCTCTGGTATAAATATTTTAGGGCATCCTGTATGAATATAAAAGTCTACTATTTTCAAGTAATGGTCTAATTTCACTGACCGATGATGAAGTGTAGCTGGATTTGGCATGTAAATGTACGGTTTATCACGTTCCCTCTGTATTTGGGAAATGGCTCCAGCCAATGACATTCTTTTCAATACTCTGTTCACTACATTCACTGGATTGGAATTCTTCCGACAAGTCAAGTAAGCTATCTGATTGCGAGAGCATACTTTGAATTTTGTCAGCAACTTCATTATTAATTGGTCTCTCTGTGTCTTGTTCATCTTTCTTTTCGTCCTCTCTCCTATAAGGCTCCAGTAGTTTATCACATTCAACGGCATCAATGAATGGTACTTGTATGACACTCTTTCCTCCATCACGTACTATTGCCCTTCCAGCAATTTCCCCTAGTTTCTCAGCACCTTCACTATCTAAAATAATCTCACTATTCTTTTTATCTACCGTAGTAAAAGCCATACGCACCATTAAATTTGCACGTAGTCTAGGTCTTAGTACAGTTTGTGCATCAGGTCTTTGACTACAGATAATTAGATGTATGTTTACAAATCCTGCGGTTTCTGCAATTTTCGTGACCATCTTTTGTATTTCTGGATTATGTGAGAATTGACCATATTCGTCAATGATGATAAAAAGGGGTTTGAAATGTGAATAGTAATCTGGATATAATTTACGGACTGATTTTGCATCCGTAGCCTTAGCCAATGCACTGGAATACAGAAGTTTATTTCTCTTTTCATATTCTTCCTCAATCTCCTTTAGTAGCAGTAAAAAGCCGATTTCATCTAATGCCATCTTCACTTGTGGGAATCCTTCAAACGGATAATAATCCTTTAGTTTCACACTAACGATGTACAGCTTCATATTGCCCTTGTTTTGAAGAAATAAAACCGTAGATAGGTATAGTAGCAGACAGGTCTTTCCCATACGAGTAGTGCCGCCATTCAGCATGTGACAACTGGCTCCATCTTCAAAGTCTAAAATATACTCACCATAGGAACTAGGAAAGGTTACTTTTAAGGAGTTCTCATGAAGCAGTGAACTAGAGAAAGTATTATTCTGTAGTTTCCTCATGCCGAAAAGTATTTCTACTGATTTCCCACTTTTCTTCCCCAGTTTAACCGCTGTAGCACCTACTTCTTCCTGTAGGTTTGGTAATAGCTTTTCTAAATCAGATGTATCTTTATGTTCTGGTAAATGTATGTTAGCATAAAGAGTATCGTCTTCTTTATAGACACGATTAATGTAGGTTCCCACGAATTTCTTCTCCAAAAAAACTTTAAACATTTTCTTGACAATTGGATGTTTCTTTCTGAACATTAAAACACCCCCAAAAATGTGATAGCGGCAAGCCTTAAAATCCAGATTATAAGTCCATACCCCACGCACGTAACCACCAGATATATCCAGCTAAACTCTCTTTCCGCATCCTCTTTGACCTGAATCGGTCTACTGTTTATCTTGACTACCATGGTAACAACCTCCCTTTTTATACTATATGCAGGACGATAAAAAAGATGACTAATTTTTCTATACAAAGCATATGTTATATGTTACACTAGTTTCAAATACCAAAATGAGGTGACGGAATGGATTGGGTACAAATTCATTATATGTTTCAAGTATTAACGGTTCCTGTAGTTTTACTTTTTGGATTCATCATATGGTTGGTGACGAAACCATGAAAAAACCATTGAACTACACTCAGATTCACCACAATGAGCCAATTTACTTCATTCAGCAGTACTGGAATAGGGAACTAACGGAACATGAAAAGAATCTCGTAGCACTCACTCATGATTATGTAAGAACGAATATGGAAGCAGAAGAAATAAAAATAGTGGATGTGGAAAAATGAAAGCACTTATATTAGCCAGCAATAAAATACAATTTATTCATTTCATTCGTAACTTTGAATTAAATGCTAATGATTTTATGTTTGTTACTGGTAGACATGGGTATGGAGAAGTATACGGATACCATTGGAATACACCAGTCATCATGATAGAAGATTATCAATACAATTTAAACTACGATTTAAACTTACTGACTTTTATCGGTCACCGATTTGACAACATTGGATTTCTGAGTACAGGAGAGATATACAATGGCAATTAAAGCTGTAGTACTATCACCTAGCTATAACTACTACACATTGTACATCCGTAACAAAAGACTAAACCCATATGAGTATCCGTACTACATGGGTGGAAACATACAAAAGATACGTCCAATAAGCAATGACATACCATTTTATTTCTTAGAAGACTGGAGTAAAAATTCTGAGTACGATGGTGAAGATATTCAATACATCAAACAGTTTCATGAAATTAAGCAGTTGACGAAGGGATGGATAGAAAATGAAGGTCTTAAGTTTTGACCCCAGTGGCAACTACAAAGAAGGTAAGGGAACTAGTGGATTCTCTATTAGTTTAGATGGAAATATGCCGCACAAGTTAGGTGATATCCGAGCAGAGGATTATGAATCACGACAAGCCTATTGGTTTGCACACAGAGAACTAATCGAAAATACATTTCCTGATTATATTGTCATCGAAAGTTATCGTTTGTTCGGTGACAAAGCTAAAGAACAAACTGGTAGTGCCCTAGAAACACCTCAGTTAATCGGTTACCTTGAAATGGTAGCTTATGAGTTTGATATACCTTCTTATCTGCAAGACCCTTCTACCAAACAACGTCATGCTGATAAGGTATTGGTTGCCGCTGGTGTAATCGTAAAGAAAGGAACTAGATACTACTACAAAGGGGAACTAACGAACTTACACCAAAGGGATGCATTGAGACACGATTTGTACTTTAATAAATACAATAAGAAAAAGGTGGTTAAATAATGGGATTTCCACAAGTTGTAGTAATCGTTTTGTATTCACTGTCATTAGGTATGTCATTCATGCAACATGGTAAACCAAAGACAGGTAAGTATGATGCATGGGGTACACTTTTTGCAACTATCATCATGATACTGATTTTAAATTGGGGTGGATTCTTTAAATGAAAGTAAATAAACGTGACCATCCAGTAAGTGCTACCTATAATTGCACTGATTGTGTATTCGTCTTTACAATTCATTCCAATTGCGAAGAACCGTTATGTCCGAATTGTGGGGATTCTATTTCTGTAGTTCCATTTGTCAAAGATGATGGTACAAAAAAGAAACCGAAACCATGGACAGATGAAGAGTTTGCTTTAATTGACCGTATCATTGCTGGTGAACTACTAAAATATCAAGTAGCGGCTACACTGGGAAGAAGTTATGGTGCTGTACAAAGAAAAGTAGAACACCGTAGAAAGAAACATGATATAATCAAGACATAACATAGGGGGGGATGTAAAGATGAAACATGTATTCATTGACGAAGCCCAAATTGGAAAATACCTGTATAGTAGATTAGTTGAAGATGGTTACGTACCAGCCGCAGATGAAGTTCTTGATATTGCAGAATATGTATTTGATTTTCTAATGGAAATGTCATACATTCAAGCAGTAGATTCAGATGAACTAGAGGAGGACGAATAAATGCCCCTACCAGAAACTTTATTCTACGGCTTAAATCTAACTACTGAACAACTAATTTATGGTGACTCAATCGTTGATAACATGTTTACTGGAGTAAAGGCACGTTCTGGTGCTGGTAAAACTACGGTAGCGGTAGGTACAGCTAAACTAATCGGTAAACCACTGCATTACATTTTCCCTACAGTTCAAGAAAAAGCACTAGGTTTCACCACTGGTGACCAACGTGCAAAAGAATCAAAGTATCTTACTCCACTAATGGATGCCCTAATTGAAATTGGAGAGAATCCTTTTCAAGCCATCATATCTCCACTCAATACAAAAGAAAAAGACGAACTAGAGGAAGTATATGATAAGATTAAAACAAAAAAGAATAAGCATAAAGTTAAGAATCCTAAAGTCATAGAGTTAAAAGAAGGTGACCCATGGGTACATGCGTACTCTCATAACTTTATGCGTGGTGGCAACTTAAAGAATTGCACAGTCATTATTGATGAAGCACAGAATTTAACTAAAGCTGAATTACGGACAATCCTGACACGCATACACGATAGTTGTCATGTTGTACTCATGGGTGACCCTAATCAGTGTGACATTGACCCTAAGAAAAGTGGGTTTGTCGCTTACATTGAACATTACAGAACAGAATCATACGCACAAATTTGTGAGTTAACTAAAAATTTTAGAGGGAGGATTTCAGCACATGCCGAAACCTTGTCAGTATAATCATTGTGGAGTATGTTATAAATTAATTCCATTAGGTGTAATTAGACATCAGAATGGAAATACTACATTTTGTGTAGATTGTTATGAAGAGTCAGTGAAAATAGGAAATAAACTAGAGGATGCTTTTAAAACTGGCATTGACCCAAAGGAACTAGAGAATGATAGAAAAGGAATTGGGAATGTGTGGACTAATACTACACCTGCCAAAATTACAATAACAGATTTCAATGAACCAGAGCATTATCACCAGCATGAAATAGATACCATTGAATTTTTACAAAGAGGATTCCCACCACAAGTATTCATGGGGTTTGCCATTGGACACGTAGTTAAATATGCACAAAGAGCAGAATACAAGAATGGTAGAGAAGACTTTGTAAAGATGGTAGACTACTCAAAAAGAGCACTTGAATGGTACGACAAAACCCACTCATAAGAGTGGGTTTTTTATTTAGAAGATGCTATTCCATGTAATCTTACCAACTACACCATCAGCAGTCAGCTTGTGTGCTTTTTGATAAGCAATTACTTTAGCTTCTGTCTTCTCCCCAAAATCACCATCTGGAACTAATCCGAATTTATGTTGTAGTATCTTCACGTTCCTGTCATCTTTCATACCTTTTTTAAGAACGTAGTTTGGATATGGGAATACCGCTACATGTGGTTTAACGGGTACAGGTTTTAGAAACAATTCTGCTTCTGCTTTCCTACGTCTAGTCAATCCATTGAGTACCACTAGTTCCCCATTAATTGTACCTTTATTGAAAAGAGAAAACGCTTTTGCCGCACCTTCAAAATCTTTAGCATTTGTCTTTCTTAATACTGTAGATTTCTTCAATGCTCCACTACCTACGTTAAAACTAAAGGCAACTAGGGCATCAAATTGGTGCTGATTGATATTTACAGTTACTAGTGTATCCACCGCTTCTTCAAAACGGTCTAAGTCATGTTGTAGTAATGTATCAGCTTCCGCTTGCGTAATCCTATGACCTAAAACTACACCACCTGTATGTCCGTACCCAATCGTAGGCACTCCTACTACGTCTTTGTATCCATAAAGTAGACAACCCTCGAAGTGTTTTATCAAATCTAATCCAGCTTTTGAAATTTTCATATTACTTCACCTCTTCTTTTTTGTGGTTTTTTAATACTCCCCAGATAGAAATACAAGCAGTAATGACAATAGACGAAACTGTAGCAATGGTGTCTACTGTACCTTCGTTAAATTTGTGTCCTGTGATTGCCGCAATCGCAATACAGATGACTGAAACTACAGGAAGTATGGCTGTTTTACTTACACTTTTCATTACAATGCACCACCTTTCAATACTGAATTAACAATCGCTAGAACTACTGCACCTATTACAATCCATGTTAATTTATTAATATTTGCATCAATTTTGTCTAACTTTCCTCTAAACTCTTTAATGTTACTTTCTGCTACTGCTACTCGGATTTCAAGGGAAGTTATTCTTCCCTCATTTGTTCCGTCATGCTGGTTGATATCAGACATATCAACTACCCCCACTCTTAGGATTGATTTTAGATGTAGATTTAATCATATTAGCTAATGCTTCCAGAATGGACTTGTCACCGCTTGCGGCTTGATAAGCGTTATTACCTACACCTAAATTAGACATAAGATACGGGAGAAGGTCTTCTGCTTGTAAGTCATTTGAGCCATAGCTGATAGGTTTGTTAGTGTATAGCTTTTTGTTTAATCCCATTTCAATAGGCATCTTGATAGCTGGATTTGTTGAACCTAAGAATGATAAAGGATTAGTTAACATTTCTAAATCGTTGGCTGGGGCTGGAACTGTAGTATATCTGTTTGTTTTAGGTATTTTAATACCTGTATTCTTCTGCCAGTCTTCACCTTTTTCTCCGTCATTGAAGAGTTGTCTCATTCTGTCTGTATTCAAAATGAATTTTGGATTCTCTCGTAACAAGCGTAGTTGAAGTGGAATATTACGCTTTGTCCAGTTCCAGAATGGTACGACTACACGCATTCCTCTATCCGCATTTGTTAATTCATTGTAGTTGAATAGGTATGTCCGTACTTGATTAGCGGCACGTTCTATATTGCCATACTTATCAAGACCATTCACGAAGTTGGCTAAACGATAGATATCATCTACAAATTCACCAGCTTTACGTGCATTGTGGATAACCTTATTATCACCTACAGCTTTAGCCGCTTTTTCTAGGTTAGTAGGATTGTCGAATTTGAAAGTAGCTTTAGAGTCAAATAGGAATCCACCAGCAATAACGTTATGCTTGTATGCATTTTTCATAATCTTCATTTCAGATTCCGAAAGTTTACCATTTTTATAACCCATGATTAACTTTCTAGCAACATTATAATCTCTTGTTTTCACACCAGCCGCTAAGTTTGTGAATGTATTACCAATCATATTATTAATATAGTGGGCTGGTTTGTAGTAAGTTACTAATGGTCTCCAGATATCGGATACTGCCGCTAGATGTCTATAAGCTGTATTCATACCTTCGTTTGTAAAAACGTCATCTATTCGTTTGAGACCATCTAATACATCTGGGTGCATATAATGTGCTACATCTTTACTTAATCCTAACTTCTTTGCTTCCTCTTTGTCAAGCCTTTTCAGTCCAGAAAGAGGGGTTTCGGATGAACCTTTTTTAAGGGATTGCATCATGCCGTACTTTGATAGTTTCCCTTGCATTTCTTTCATTGCTCTTGCTCTTACACCTTCTCTTGCCCTTCGTGTTAACGCTGAAACTACATTAACATCGAATACATTTTCTACATGCTCTAGTTGTTTATCAATTGATGCTAATTCATCTACATCTGTAGTTTTTGCACGTAGTTTAGATAATTCTTCAATGTAGTCATCCCTATCAGCAATGGTCTTAAAACTCTTACGAGCATTGTCAAACTTGTTTTGATTCTTTAAGCCATTTAATGATTTGTGACGGTCTGCAAATTCCATCATTTCTTTCATTGCTTTTTCAGACTTATTAATAACGTGTGGAAAGTAATTCTTTGTTAGCTTAGACAATACTCCAGCGGCTACATCATCGTTACCGATATCTTTAACTAGAGGACGTATAGCATTTGCTAACTTTTCAACCTTTCTGGACGGAACCCAATTCTTACCGTATGATTTAGGAGTCTTTTTCTCCAGAACATAAATTGCTTCTTTCATTTCTTTTTGTGTCATATTATTTGATTTAATAACCTTTGCTACTTTCTCTAATCCTCTGGTGTACATGGCGGTCTCACCTAATTTACGAGAATTAGCATCAGCAATATGGTCAGCCATGGAGTCAACGAACTTATCACCAGTTTTCAAAGTACGTGCATCGAATGGATTGTGCTTGTCAAAGATATGTTCCATCTTTGTCTTTGCTCTGTTCAATTCGTTATACTTTGTATTCTTTAAATCTCCAACTACTTTGTCTATGTCTCTTACGTTCTTAGTCATTCGTTGTGCTGGAGTACCTTTTAAGTGATGTTCGTAGTTGGTTTTGTGAACATCTTTGACCTTATCTACATGCTTCGTTTCATCTTTAACTTTCTTAGGTTTGGTCTTCAATTTCTCCATATCATCAGCGGCTTTTTGCAATTGCTTTTCTGTCTTAGGAGCCTTTTTATCCAATACCTTAAGAGCATCATCAAAGTTGTAGTCCGCATGAGCGGCTAAATCAACTTCTCCCTTAGTTCCAATAGAGTCTGGTAAACTCTTTTGATTCTTTATTTTGTCAACTAATGGTTCCATGTGTTTAGCTAAGTCATCAAACTGTGTCTTCGTTAGTTCACCCATGTTATCCACGTTGTATCTTTTCTTAATTACTTTCTGTAGTGTTTCAGTTAAATCTTTATTACTTAAAGAACCTTTAGCTAGTAGGTTCTTAACTAAATCTTCACCAACTACAGCTTCACTACGATACGTCAAACTGTTCTTACTAATGTTACCGATTGCCGCTGTAGCTTTGTTGGAGAAGGGAACTGATACACCCCATTTATTAATGTTCGAGTTGATAGTTGTATTACGAGCCGTTTTTAATTCTTCCGCTATTGTATTAATCTTTTTAGCTACGACTCTCCCAACTAATTCGTCTGACAGACCAGAGTACTTAGAGTACTTCAATCTGTATACTTTCTCTGCCGCTTTTAGGAAGTCTTCTGATTTCTTAAACTTACCTACAAGTCCAATGTCTTTTCCTAGTTCAGCCATCTTAGCTACTTCTGCAACTTTACCTAGTTTCGTAGCCATGGATAGACCACCAGTAAGATAAGTTAACGGGTCAAGTGCGATATCCAAACCGATACCACCGCCAACTTTACCCCATTTATTCTCAGTTCCCAATTCTCCCATGATATCACTACCACGTTTCCAACCTTTGTCCATACCATGAAGTGCTCCAACTAAAGGAACATCCCCCCATGAGAATTTACCATCTGTCCAATCTTTCACTTGTTCTTTAGCACCATTACCAATACCTTGAACTAGAGAACCAAATACGGAATCTTTAAACAGAACATTTAGTAATTTCTCTCCAGCCGATTGCTTTTTATCTTTTAAATCTTTAATGGTATTGTAAGCTGAATTAGTGAAGATACCACTCGGTTGCCCTAGAGTACCAGATACCATATCCCAGAAATTCATTTTTAAGCCGCTACTTTTTTTCTTTTTCTTTTTCTTCGTGCTACCACTCGCAATTGCAAAATCAGAATAATCAATAGGAGCACCTAAATTGATGCCCTTATGACTATTTACAATAGCGAGGTAGTCAGGTATATCCAATTTGTAATTTGGTCTTTGTCCAATAGCCGCTTCAATCTCAGCCATAACTTGTTCTGCGGATTTTACCATTCTACTAACCTCCTAGTAGTAATTATGTTTATCCCAATATTTCAATGCCGCTTCTGGTGAACCATAACGGTCTTTGATGTAGTGATACATGAGAATTAATTGGTCAGTTGGTTTGTTGTAATCTAAGTTAGGATATCTACGCTTGTATTCTCTTCTAGTGGAGTCTAAGAATTGAGCGTAACCCCATGCACTTGATTTACTATTTTTAGAACTACTTCTTTTTGGATTCCATGTAGATTCACGTCCAACTAATTCTGTCATAGCATTTGCCCAGTTATTAGGTAGTCCTTTACTCATTGCTTCTGTCATATGCTTTTTGTATGCTGGGTATGACTTAGCTGAACTTGATTCTCTCTTAGTTTTCCACGTATTCGTGTAGTTACTGTTATCCTTTTCCCAATCAGCGTTACCTTCTGCAATCGTTTTCTGATGACCTCCACCAGATACCCTACGGATAACACCATGGAACTTCTTCTTAAAGTAGCCGCTACTCATATCCGCAATGGCTACACCAGTTGCAGATTGGGAACCAATGAATTTACCATTACCAACGTAGATACCAACGTGACCATTCTTCTTATACGTATCGAAGAATACAATGTCACCTACTTGAATGTCACTAGGGTCTACTTTCACACCTTGTTTGACAATTGTATCGGTATTACCCCCACCTAAGTCTATACCAGATTTCTTGAATGCGTAGTTTACAAATCCAGAACAATCGAACCTACCATTCTTGATGTCATTTGAAGTACGTCCACCACCCCAGACGTACTTCGTTTTACCAATGAGGGATTTACCAACTTCGATAGCGTTTAAACCACCTCCATTTGAATTTTCATCTACTTTCCCATGTTAGCGAGTTTGTCCATTTTACCCATGACGGATTTAAGTTTAGATTTAAGGCTCTTAGGTACTTTCTTACCTGATTTTCTGTATCCGTCAATTTGTTTCTGGATACTTTTAATTTCGGTATTTAAGATACCAGCTTGCACCCTTACCTCAGCCGTATCAGCATTACGAGAAGCTAGTTCTAGTTTCGCCTGAGCATTGGCAATATCAGCCTGTGCTTGTTGTGATTTTAAATCAAGTGTAGCGTAGTTTAATTGTAATTTTTGTGTAGCTAACGCAAGGTCATTATTAATCTTTTGCATGTTTGCACTTTCATTAGCTTGATTGTGTCTGCTATCTTCTAGCATCTTCTGATAAGCAAGTGAAGTTAATGGTTTACCGTTTTTGTCTTTCAGCACTTTACCATTTAAGTAAACATAACCAGTGGAACTAGTGAGATATTTATCTTGTTCAGTTTGTGCTTTCAATTGTGCTGTCACTGATTCCGCAGTAGCCGCTTCTTGTGCTGACTTTGATTCCGCTTGCGTTTGTTTCGATTGATTCAATAAGTCAGTGTATTTTGCACTAATATCAGCTTTATCTTGAGCCGATTGAGCATAAGCCGCTGAATAGTTTTGACCATTTAAAGCTTGTGCTCTAGTGTAAGCATCTGCCGCAATACCAGAATCGGTAATACCACGATTAGATATTTCTTGTTGCATGGCTTGTTTGTCTTGAAATGCCTGAGCATCCATAGTCCCTAAACTTTTATTAAGGGTTACTGTCTGAGCATCTAATTCTTTTGTCTTGTCTTGTTTTAAATGGTATTGATTCTGAACATTGACATCGTTGTAATCATCCCATCCCCACTTACCAATCATCTGGTTGTAGTATTTTCTCTGTCCATCAGTCATGCCTTTGTTGTTTAGAATCATGTCATTGTAACGATTGTAGTCTTTTGTCTGCCAGTTCTTTGTATACGTGGAATTAGGATTAGCTTTGATGTAGTCACCACGTAACTTAGCATCCTTATCTAACTGTGCTGATGTATACTTAGACCAGTCAGTTGGTTTAGGTGCAACTGGTGTCTTAGTTGTTGTCTTCTTAGGTGGTGTTGTTGTTTTCTTAGGTGTTGTTTTAGTTACTGGTGCTTTAGTTACTGGTGTTTTTGTAACTGGTGCTTTTGTAGTTTTAGTTTTCACTGGTGTTTTAGTTATAGGAGCCTTAGTTGTAACTACAGGTTTCTTTTTAACTGTATTAGCAACTACAGGTTTTTTAACTACAGGAGTTACTTTCTTTGTCCCTACACCATTAGCTTTATTCCACGAATCCCTTACCGACTTGTTACTTGTTTGGTCTTCGTGCGTATTAATCATACTTTTATTTTTCTTTGGCTTAGATGTAGACTTATGTGATTTCGTTGTTGTTTTACCTGTACGGGTATCTGTAACCGCTTTTCCAATTGCTTTTCTACGTTTTTCAACATCCTTCTTAGATGGTGGAGTCAATGCATCTTTGATTGGTTTCAGCAAATGACCTTTCTTCTTTTTACTGTCAGTTGCTTTATGATTTTGAAACATTGGTAATTTAGTTTTAGCGGAACCTTTCTTTTTCTTTGCTCCAGCTTTAGCCGAATCACCTCTGGTTTTATATTGTTTTTTACCTGAGATTGATGGTTTTTTCTTTGTTTTTGACTTAGGTTTCACTTTACCTATGCCGCCACTCTCATTGAGAATCATGAGTATTACCTCCTTCAAAATTTTTCCGTATTAACTACAATTAGTATATCATACTACTACAATATGAAAAAGAGGAAACTACAAAGTCTCCTCTTTTTGCTCCTCTTGTTGTGTCGGTGATTGTTGTTGTTTTAATGTAGCCAGTTCTCCTTGCAGTTGTCGGATACATGCATTCTTGATTAATAACTCAGATTGAAGACTATTAAGCTTGTTAATCGCTTCATCTAATATTAAATTTTTGTCAATGGGATTGCCTTTCGGTTGTTCCATTATGCCACACCCTTTATTTTATTTAGTTCACGTCTCATGAGTGCTAGTTCAAGGAACTGACATTCATCTGAGCGAATACCATACAAATTACGTGGATTTCCATCTACATCTGTCCATTCATCATAACATAAAATTCCAATTTTGAAAGCATCTAATCCATGTTTTTCAAAGACTCTTTGAATGGACTGAGCAATAATACCAACATGCCATCTTGCGTGTTCATCACCTTTTATAGCTACAGAGTCATTGAATTTGAATATGGTGTATTCTACTTCACTCCACGCATCTAACCATTCATCTGGAACTAGGGAAATTTGTTGCTTTTCTCTTTCATCTGATGTAGAAATGACAGTCGTACCAGCGTATAATTGCTTCCAGCGTAGTGCTGTAGTTCCTAAATTACGACCATTGTCACTATTAGGCAACAAGTCTCCATTCACTTTTGCCCAGTTACCTCCAGCCGCATTTAATTCCAACACTAAGTCTGGTGAGCCACTTCCTGTTTCATCGGTCACCTCAAATGACATGGTACTAGTAGCGAAACTGGTTCCACTAACATGTAATCGTCCGACTAATGTACCACCGGATGTTCTCCATGCTAGGTTACCAGCGTTATAAGCATCAGAACTGTTACCGCTTTGTAGATTGATAGCATCACCAGTGTTATAAATGAATAGTTGGTTAGACGCATTCGCACTATTTGCAGTACCAATAGTTAAACCTACACCATTCGAGATATAACAATCACCGATTAAGTTGATTTTGTTAGTGACAGCAAGTGGTTGAATGTTGATGTCACCTTTTTCGTTTCTCATGGTCATCGTTTGTGAACCAGATGTACCAAATCCAAACCATGCGGCACGTAAAGAACCTACTCCATCATTGAAAAATTCCATGAATCCATGGTCACTTGCTATTAGCTTCAACATGGTGTCTACTCCACCTTGAATCGTAGCTGGTTGACCTACTACAAATCTACCATTTCCGTTATCTACAAATACTTGACCGTCTTTGTCAATTAAGAAATTGTAGTAGTCTGTCTTAACAATAGAACCGCCAGTAATACCAGCTTTAGCAAACATCAATCCTTCACCATTTCCACGTTCTGCGGCATCTGAATACCATACACCGTTCGCCATGGTGATATCACCATTACCCATGTTCAATGCTCCACCAGCAGTTGCCCAAATATTACTACCAAATCGAAGTGTACCGTTCATTATGAATTCATTTGGATTACTAGGGTAATCGTTGAATCCCATAGAATTTAGAACACTATCTATGAAGAAGATGGGTTTACCAGTAGCTACTACTAATGTAACAGTTGTAAAATCTAAGGCATCCGTAATAGTTACTACTACTGTCCATGTCTTTGTATTATCTAATCCAGTAGTTGAATTAATTTTAACATCCGTAGTAGTGAAGTTAGGAACTACACCACCTAATCCTGTAAGGGCAATTGTTCCACCTAGTGCTCCACCACTTACACCATACGCATAGTTACTATTGGCTACGGGTGTTTTTACGGCATTTGTCTTAGTTCCATTTACGGTTATTGGTGAAATGGTTCCAGAGATTGATAGTGTAGTTTCATTCTGATATCCACCTGTACGCAATGCAGTTGCATTAACTACTGGCTTACTCCATGGTACAATGTTACACGTTTTATTTACTTGTTTAGTAAATCCACGTGAATCATACACTGTTACATTGATGTTGAAGTTACTTGTAGCAGTGGTCACACCATAATCCCAAATGATATCTGTAGAAAATGGAGAATTAAACGTCTTAGGTGTACCATTAACGGTTATTATATATTTACTAATGGTTGCTTGATTGACACCTTGTGCTTTATTTGCATTGGTTACAATAACACGTAGTGACGATTTCCCTTGAACAATGAAAGGGTCACTTGCTCCCTTGTATGGATTAGTCAATGCCGCAGTTGTACCATTCTGGTCAGTGTAAGCAAATGTAGTAAATGTTGGATTACTACTAGTTACATTGGCAGTAATAGTTTTAGTTGTTGCAGACCGCACTACTTCATTTCCATAATACGTAGTTACTGTGAAAACTATGGATAATGTTGGCGAAGAAATACATTGACCATATAAACTAGAAGCAATGGATGATGTGTTCCAACTAATACTTAATAAGCTGGATTTTGTAACAATCGTTGGTGCATTGTAAGTACCAGCTTTTGCAGTAATAGTTGTAGTAAACTCTGAATCTTTTTCTGTCACTGTAACAGTTGCAGTTGCACCGATATTAAAACTAGGAACTGATATGGTATTAGCCGCTGGAGCCGTAACCGTACCCCCACTTCCACCAGAATACGTATTAGTTCCTATAACATTTCCACCACTATCTTTTGTAATCAAGACTACTTTTGTGGATGCTGTAGCGGCTCCATTTAAGATTCCAAATATCGTTTCATTGTTTCCACCTACACCTGAGAAAGCTGATGATGCACTTGTACCTACACCAGTTAAGGTTTTAATCTTTGTCGCACCTACCCATATTTCAATATCATGGGTGAATGATGTACTCGCTCTACTGACAGTGAATGTAGTGTTACTACCAGCCGTCCAGTTCAATCCACCTGTTAAGGTAGATGCACGTGGAATAGTTTTTAGTGTGAAGCTGGCTTGTGTCAGGTTAATAGTTCCGTAGTAAGTTCCACCTAACGTAACTTGTGCATCGAAATAGGCATCTAGGGAAAATGTTTTACTACCGTCAGCATCATGGGTAAGCGTGAACTGAAAGGTATTAATTAGTTTTTTCTGATTGGCACTAAGTGATGGTGAATGGGATTCTACACTGAATGTCCCATCATCATGTTGAATACCAGCATCATTTGATTGACTTGAATTTATATCATAGTAACTACTAAGTGATTCCCAATATAACTTAGCTGTAATGGTTGATTGATTGGCTCCGATATTTTGTGTAGCTGTCCAATCCAACGATAACCTATAACCAGATGCTATGGTAACGTCTGCTAACGAACCTGATAATACTTCTGCCATTTGTTTTCCCTCCTTTAGCTAGGAATGAATGCCCACCCCTTGTTGATTCCATTGTCAAAAGCAATCATCTTGACGGAACCCATACTTATTTCTGCATCTGAGTCTGTGACTTTCAATTTAGATACCTCGGTTACTTCTTTGTTTAATGTGAACACTTTAATATACGCACCACCAGCTTTTTTGTAGTAGCCTGAGAATTCAGATGAACTCATAACGGTATATCCATCGTATACACTGGAGATAACCTTTACCCCGTTAATATCGAATTTAACTACTCCGTTGTACACTTCGCCATTAGCATGTGACCATTGCAAACCTAATGTTCCCATGTTAAGCATGATGGCAGTAAAGATAGCGGTAGTTCCAGTTCCACTTAGTTCTACAGTTAAGTCAGTTCCTTGTGGTATAAATCCAGCAATTTGAACAGTGACATAATCATAAGGTTGACCGTCTATTAAATCCATTTGTTGAAATGGTTGTACTCCATCAGATAACTTGACATACGCACTACCAGTCGCATCCTTCTTCACTTTCAATGTGAGAGTGTACTCTTGTGGTGTTCCATCTGCTTTCAATAATGCTGGAACTTGTATTGTTTGTTTAATTACACCTGTATTTATTGTAATACCAGAACCTACTTCAATGCAATCAGAACCTAAATATTGTGTAGCCGCACCTGATGTCAATGCCCAAACCATTAAACTATTATCTGGGTTTAGACCATATGCAGATGAATTTCGTAGAAGGTTTACTCCACCACCAGATGTAAACTTTGCTTGCATATCTATAGCAGTTTTAATCAAGTCTGATTGTTTTGCAAAATTCGGTAGTAGTTTAGTAATATTATCATCTGTCTGTAAAGTGTTAACTAATCCATCCACAGCACCTTGTGCCCTACCGTCTACATCTGTTTGATATTCTGTAGTAGTTGAAATGGTTGTAAATAAACCTGTACCATCTGCTAATTTACCTTCATGTATATCTGTTTTATCACTTACTCTATTTACGTCCATTTGTACTTGATTTAAGTTCGTATCAATTTGAACTGTAGTGTATGTTCCAATCATTACAGGTTCAATGTTGTTGACTGTATCCGCTACTTGTTCTTGAGGAGTGGACGATGTATCAAAGTCCACTCCTTGTTCTTCATTCATTTCATAATCATCTTGATATGCATCCGACTCACTGTATTGGTAATCATTCTCTTTACCTACCATGTAAATCCCTCCTATTTAGGCATTCCGTACTTGAACACGAATCCGAATCCGATTATGGAAATATTCTCTAAAACTTGCATTCTCATATCCGCTTTGATGTAGCGGAATCTACCAGAACCAGTTGCAATCAACTTCTGTGAATCGTCTGCCGCATCACCAGAGTTTGTTACCAGATTAGCTGTTAGTAATGTACCATTGTCACTGTAAAGATTAGTAACTACGGTGGTAGATACCCCAATGTCACACAACAATTGAAATTGCTTTAGTTTCTTTTTGTGATAAGGCATATCATAATCATAGTCTTTAGATACCAGTGTTAAAGTAAATCGGTTACTGGCACTTAAGGTATCATCGTAGAAATAACTTTTCGTTTGTTGATATATCTTTCCATTGGTTAAGGACGTGAACCATACCGTTTTATTCAACACTTTCATACTAGCATACTGCATGACTACGTTATCTCGTACCCACACATTCAATTGATAGTAGTACCGATAGATGTAACAGTCACTAACTCCTTGAATGTACACGTATAGTTGGTCATTGTATACCGTTGTCATGACACTTGATGATGCTGTTATTTTAGAACCTATGTCATCTTTAATTTGTAAATCTATTCTTTCAACATTTAATTTATCTGTAGTTGAAAAGTTAAATGATTTGATGATGTAAACACCGTCATCCCTACCTACAAATGCTACGTAGTTTTGCATGACAGAAACAGAGTACGGCTGGTCAGTACCTAATGCTGTATGAACTGGAGCCTTTACAAATTCAGCAGGACTCGCACCTGTAATCATCTGAATTGTATTATTTGTGAAGCATAGTAAGAAATTCTTATATGTCACACAAGCCTGTAGCTTGCCCCTAGCTGAGTCTAAGACTCGGACAATATTAGTACGAGGGAAATAGGCATAGTTGTTTAAATGACTAGGATACAGGTGGTCTGGATTGTTGGTATCACCATATAGATAGATACGGTCGTAATGGAGTAAA